CTAAGGGGACTTGCTTTTGCGGGTCCCCTTTTTCTTTTTCACCGTGAGAACGTGACGGCGTTCTTCGACGAAACGGTGATTAAGTTTTCGAGCTCTACAGGTTGCAGCCTCACGGCTGACGCCAAAGGTGTTCATCGCCTCGTTGATCGTTTTGCATCGCCTGAAGCCAGTTTCTGGCATCAAGAACGCTGCAGCGAATATGTCAGCTTGTCGCTCAGGATCACTTAACGGATCATATCCGGTGGAGAACGCGCGGAATGTTGGCGCTCCGCTGTGCATGTAGAGATGCCCGAACTCATGCGCCGCTGTCATACGGGCGCGGCCTTCGCCGCGCTCAAGCGCACGGTTAACGCTCTCCTTGAGATAGATGATAGGCTTCTGGTCGTCCGTCAGACCTTCCATAAGGCCCATCTCGCGATCCGCACGCACCTCGAAGCGGTAACCTTCGGTTGATTCGTACAACGCTTCGTCCAAGATCCCGAGCATCGACACGCGGCCATCTTCGGAGAGCTGGAGGTCCCGCCGCGCTTTAGCGGCGAGAGCCTCGACTTGACGTCTACTTCTGGACTTCACGATGCGACCATTATCCACGATTTACATCCTCCATGATGCGTCGGAGCTGTTCCTTTTTCTCCGCGGGAAGTCGGGCAAAACCCGATGCGAGTGATGCTGCGAGAACGCGATCTTCCGGGTCGGCGTCCTGACCAAGCCGGATATTGTACATGCTCACCGCCTGCGCAGCGGCGCGGCGAAGAGAATTGGCTTCGTTCCCGAGAAGACCGAACTCTCGGATGATTTTTTCCGTCAAAGGCTCTTGTGCAGGCTTCGATCCAGTCTCGATTTGGCTGAGATAGGGGACACTCATGCCAAGCTTCTTTGCGAGATCGCTCAGAGTTAGTTTCCGCTCTTTACGTTCTCTCCGAAGCATCGTTCCGAACTGGTCCATGGCTTTCTCCTAGTATATGAACCGACAAACCCCCGGCTTTTTGCCCAATGCCCCAAAAGCCGGTTTGTTTGCTGACCGGCAAAGTAATGCCGTGGCGCGGCGGCGACAAGTGGAAAGTTTGCTAACCGGCATAATTTTTCACCGGCACAATTTGGCTGGCCACGTGCGTCGCCACCGGTGCGTTCACGGCATTGATGCGCCGACCTCAACCGCAGCACCAAGAGCGAGGATTGGGCCCAAGGGTTTGAAGCGATTGTAACTGGCGCTCAGGGTCAATCGCTCAGATGGTGGGCGTCCACAGGGAGCTTGCCATGACTGACGTCGAAACCCTCCGCGCCGCCACCGAAGACGACGTCATCGCCGCGCTAGAGGGGGCTTCCTTCGGAGCCTGGCCTGAGGACGAGGCTGGCTTGCTGGAGTTCTTCAATTTGATGCTCGATACGATGCTGGGGCAGGAGGCCGGAGACGGTGTAATGTGGCCGGGCCTGCGCGCTAGAGCAGTAGTCCTGCCGCCGACCGAGGATTGAACCACGGCTCAACGGTCCGATCGATTTTCAGCGGGGCTTGCCATACCCGGCACAGAGCGAACGCATCCTCCGGCGCGCCGTCGGTCCAGCGGGACCAGTCCTCGCGCGCCAGAATGGTCGGCATCCGGTCGTGCACGTCGGCCATCTGCTCGCAGCCGTCGACCATGACCATCGAATAGGCGTCGCCCCATTCGGCGGTAGGCCGCCACACGCCCGTGACCGCGAACACCTCTTGATCGGGCAGCGAGTACCAGGTGCGCGTCATGCTGCCCTTAGCGCCTTCCGCCTCGGCCCAGGCGGTGACCGGGATCAGGCAGCGGCGCTTAGCGAAGCTGTCGCGCCAGAATGCCGTGTGCAGCTTGTCCTCGCGGGTGTTGTTGACGGGCTTGGGCTTCAGCGGCGCGCCGGTCCTCTTGCTCTTGAGCACCAGCGGGAAACCCCAAGACATCGCGCGCACGCTGCCGCCCTCGACGACAAGGCCGGGATAGCCGGGGTAAACCTCGGCCGCGAAGTTCGCACCTGCGTCGGCAGGGCGCCCGAAGAGGTTCGCGATCTCGGCCGTGCTGCTGGTCATGCGATACAGATTGCACATGCTGCGATGATGGCGGCGATCCAGCCTATGTCAACGCACGGTGGCGCGCCTCGTCAGCCGCCGGCGAACAGTCGGCCAGGCGCAGTTTGGGGAACTGCTCGAGGAAGCGCTGGGCATCTTCCATGTGGCGGAAGTAGAAACAGGTCGCTGCGGAAAGCATATGGTGGCCCACCGAGTGGTTCGCCCAATCACTGCGCGGTAAGTTGTCCTGCAGCCACATCACGGTGTCGCTCGCCAACGGGCCAAAGCCCCGATCGACCGGAGCAACCTTGATGCGGATCGGGAACGCCCGATCGTCGACGGTGCGCTGAGGAGTTGAGCGACGGACCATTTTTCGTACCTCGGGATATGAGAACAAATATAGAACGTGCTATTAGGGCGCGATGATGATTCGCGAAAGGTCCTCCCCCATGACCACCCCTCTATCCGACGAGGCGATGCTCTCGCTTGGGCTCCAGTACCTCCGAATGGCCGACCGCGATGACGCGACAGACCGCGACCAGTCGGCGCTGCGCGACTTCGTGCCGGCGCTGCTGCACCGGCTCCGCGAGAAGGTTGAGGTCGCCCGCGATCTGGTCGAAGTGCCGGTGCTCGACCTCAGGTTCTGCGGCGCCGAGATCGTGGGCGGCGCGGACGAGCAGATCGAACTCGCGCTGCCGCGGCCCGAGTAATCGGGGGCATGCATGCGCTGGGTCGAGGGTGGCTGGATGGAGCCCACCAGCATCTTGGAGGCGGCAACGCTGGGCCGATCCGTGCTCGTTGTCTGCAAGTGCGGCAACGTCGGGCGCTTCCAGGCGCATTGCCTGTGGTGGCACTTCAAGCAGCGGCGGTGGGACGATCGGTTCTCGGCCGCTGGCGCGCGCTTCTGGTGCCGGCGCTGCCGGTCGCGGTGGCGCAAGATCGTGCGGCCCGAGAAGGTTGAGCCTGTGCGCAGGATGGAAGGCGATTTCGAGCTGGGGCCGCCGGATGAGCGGGAATGGAAAGAGGCATGCAGGCGGTTGCGATGATGGAGGAGATCATGACGGACAAGAGCAAGGTGCTGGACGATCTGCGGCGCGAGGTCGGGCGCATCGCAGCAGGCGGCGGTGCATGGCAAGATCTCACGAGGCCGACGGACTACCGGGCGTTCGAACCAGCGCCAAAGGATGCGCGGCTGAAGGTCGAGGGGCGAACGGCGACGCCGGCCGAGCGCGGGCCATTCGGTCGATGGCTAGTGAGCCAGCCGGAGGAGGGTTTCCGCGCTGCCCTGGTGAGGGCGGTGCGAGCCGATCGCCAGTTCCCGCTCGACGGAGATCCCGAGGCAGCGCGGGCCAGGTTGCGCGCCTGCATGGCTGAGGGCGACATGTTCGAAGCACTCGACGACGCAGAGCTGGACTGGGCGGCCCTGTGAGCGCTGATGTCCTTGCCTTCCCGAGAGAGGGCTTCATCATCCGGCCCGAGATGTGCCGGAAGCCTGGACCAGACCGCCGGACGATCTGCCTCCGCAGCGCAGGGCATGACGGCGATCATAGATGGAGTGACTGGCGGGGGTGCAGAGCGCGGGCGCAGATGCCTGACGGCCGGTGGGTTGTGATTCCCTTCGGCGGGTTCGCGACGTAGGTGATCGGTGGTCCTTGACCGCCCTCCTTTAGTGTCGTAAAACTACGACATAGACACGGCATTTAGACCGGTCCGAACTCGGCATGGAGGCCGACAAAATGCACCTCATTCTGATCGAAGGCCCCTTCGCCGAAGTCTATGCCGGAGGTAACGCAACCTCGGAATACATTCCGGACGGCGACGATCTCCTGGAACGCGCAAATGCGATCCGCGATACGTATTGGGCGGAAAGCGGCCGCGACGCTCAGGTGATCCAGCGCGGTATGGTAGGCTGGAGCGTCGGCTTGGCGGATGACACCCACCACCGAGCCATCCAGCTCTACGTGACGCGCGAAGCGGCCGAGACTGCCATCGTGCGCATGGATGCAAATCGCGCGCGGGATGACGCCTCGAATATCAAGTGGCCGATGCCTGACCGAGCGGCAGTCGACGCCAGCGTGAACCGCTACATGAACGAAGCCGGGGACATGGCGTGACGACCAGCAACCTGCTCAAGCTGACCGGGGAGGCGCTTTATGGGCCTCAATGGCAGTCCCAGCTCGCGCGCGACCTGAACTGCAATGTTCGGACGGTGCAGCGCTGGGCGGCGGGATCGCATGAGCCGCCGCCATCCATTTGGCAAGCGGTCCGCGAGGTCGTGCAGGAGCGCCAGGAAGCGCTCGCCGGCCTGCTCAACCCGCTGTCTGCGGCATCGTCGCCTTAATCCGGCACCGACCGCGCCGCGACCGATCGATGATGCCGATTCGCGCAGTCCCCATACTGCGCGACCAGGCGCGCCTCCCAGACCAGCCGCGCGGGATCAAGGAACGGGAACGGGCGTGCTTGCACCGGCGGGCAGTCCGCTACCAGGTTGGCCTGCAGCTCGGGCGTTAGCGGCAGCGATGGCGTCGTCGAGCACGCTGCCAGCAGCAGCAGGAACGGCGCAATCAGCAGGCACGTCGTGATCACGATATATCGTGTTGATGGCGCTCTCGCGCACCGTGGACTGGGTCTGGTCATCCTGTCGGTCCTTTTCGTAGGCGTCGCCTTGGGTGCGCATCCACGTCGCGCTGGCCTTGGCTTCCTTGGTTGCGGTTTCGAGGCCCGCCAGCACCTCGCTGTCGCGCTGCCAGTCGCGAACGGTCCAGCCGCCCCAGGCGCCTGCAGCGAGTAGGGCGGCGCCACCGGCGACGTAGGCCCATGCTGGCATGATCATGGTGCAGTCTCCCGTGCGGGCATGAAGGACAGATCAGCGAAGCACTCGCCGAATCCGATGCTGAGCGTGTAGGCCATGCGTCCATGGTTCTTGGGAGTCGGCTCGCCGATCTCGTCCACGGCGAATTGCGAGAGGATATCGTCGATCACCGCGCGGGGCGTCGAAACCTCGTCTGCCCAGGGGATGGCGACAACATCGAAGTCGCGCGCCATCGATCCATGCACCGCCAACGCATATCCATGCTTGCGCGCGACCTCCGCAAACTGCGGGTAGAGGGCCGCGTACCATGGCGCAAAGTTCGCCGGCTTCATGGCTTAGCGCCGAGCAGCGCGGCCGCGCCGGCGCCGGCGAGGCACCAGCCGATGGGGATCGGGTTCATCCGACCACCTTCCAGGCGTCCGCGATCTTCTGGTGGTAGGCCTGTGCGGCGTAGCCCTTGCCGTTGTAGCCAGCTGCGATGGCGCGGCAGTTTTCCGGATTGCCGTCCACCCGGTTGAGGGCGGAGGTCAGCCCGTTGGCGCGGATGAACCCGGCGAAGGCATCGTAATGCGCCGCCTCGGCGCGAGAGAGCGCCCAGACGAACTCCGGTGCGCTCGCGTAGCCCAGCGCCCGCCAGTGGGCGCCCATGATCTGGAAACGGCCGAAGCTGGCGCACTCGAACACCGTTTCCATGCCATACCGGCACGAGGCGTCCGCCAGCTTTTCCCAGCTGTCGTTGATGCCGTCGCCGTCCGCATCCACGGTGTAGCCGCCCGGCGTCGCGCTCGAATACATTCCCCAGGCCAGCCCGATCCGCCGGAACAGGTAGTGCCGTTCGTACAGGCAGGCGAGCAAGCCCGAGGCGTCCCAGCCCGCGCCGCCGCTTTCCACCCGCGCCAGAGCTTTCATCGCGCGGAGGTTGAGGCCGGCAGCGCCCGCGATCGCGGCGATTTCCGCATCGGTGGCCAAGGGCGCACTCCGGTGCCGGAAGGTTTCGATTATGGCGGCGCGTGTGGCCGGCCCGCGCTTGCCGTCGACCAGCAGCTTCGCGCCGTGGCCGTTGAGCCACGACTGATCTTGGATTGCAGTGCTCATAGGTTCTCCACTGCCGCGTGAAGCGGCCTTCAGGGTTTGGGCGCGGTGCCCAGGAATGCGTCCAGAGCCGCCTTGGCGCGGCCCATGACAGCGCTCTTGGCAAAGCCGATCAGGCCGGCGCCGGCAGAGCCGATGCCGATGCCGGTGATGCCGGCCGGCAGCAGCTCGAGCTGGTGCGATTGCACCCACAGGACGGTGACCAGCAGGCACAGCGCGGTAATCGCGGCATCGAGCGCCCACTGGGCGCGGCCCTGCGCCTGCAGGCCGATGACGACGCGGGTGATGATGACGGCAAGGATGCAGACCACCATCGGGCCTGCGGGAAACGGATAGCCGACGATCCACCAGACCACCGGTTCGCGCGATACGATCGAGCCCATAGCTGCGGCCCCCAGCACCGCGAAAATTCTCAACGCAGACATACGGCTGCCAGCGCAGCTACGAAGCTCAGGATCACCACCGCACCGGCGCGCGCGAGGGCGGGCCACCGGCTCCACATGTCGACCGGCAGCGGGGCCTTGCGCAGCTGATGCTCCACGCCCGGCTCCCCCAGGATGGCGAGCCCCATCCACAGCATGGCGAGAGCAACGGCGATCGGGTCGATCCACCGCTTGGCCATCAGGACGCGGGCGATGGTCGCCGGGTCGTCGGGGTTCCAGCCCCAGAGCTCCATTGCGGCGGCGGCGCACCTCAACGTTAGGCCGGCGGCCGCGAACAGCAGGATCATCCGGTAGATCGAGACCGGGTCTTTCGGATGGTCGTAGCGCCGCTGAATCCAGATGCGCCGCGCCTGCTTGCCCGTCATCATTAGCCCCAAGAAGGTCGAGGCCGTCATTACGAACAGATTGAACAGGTAGAGCGAGGTCGCGTCGTTAAAGCTGGGCGGCATGGCGCTGGGCGCGCTGGCCTCGATCGACTTGGCGACTAGGCTGCCAGCCGCGCCCAGGGTGGCGAGCAGGATCATGGGTTGCTCCTCAGATTGCCGGCTGGATCAGGCGAACGGTGTCTTGGGCGCCGCCGGCAGCAGGTTCTTGCAGAACTGAAAGTCGCGCTGGATGTGCTGGGCGGCGCTCAACTGATCGGCGCTCGCGATCCCCCACGTTGCCTCTTTTGCAAGGCTTGCGTCGATGTTGACCAGTTCGACCCGGTAAAGCGAAAACTTCCCGTTGTTGAGGAAGTTGATCCCGTATGACGGGTTCGCCGCGAGCGTGCTGGTAACGCCAGAGGTCGTCGGTGTGCCGACGGCCGAGCCGTCACGGAAATTGCCGACATAAGCTCCCGGATCGAAACGGACCCCAAGCTGGATGACCTGACCCGGCGTGATATTGCCCAGTGTTGGGGATCCGCCTTGGGAGCCCGAACCGCTGCCCACCGAAAAGCGCGGCACCAGTCCACCAGCACCCATCTGCAGATAGAACTGACTGTCATTGGCGCTGCCGCCACTGCGCATCATCACCCAACTGTCGGTCGCGGTGTAGCCGGTGGCGGGGAGTTTGATGTGGGCGATGAGGGCGTATTCATATGGCGCGCCGCTCGCATCGAACTGTGCGACACTGCCGATCTGCAGATACTGGCCCGAACCGCCCGTGCCATCGAACACGATTTCGCCGCTGGCACCGATCGTTATGCCGGGATTGGCGCCGCCCAGCGACGCCGCGACCGGAGTGGCTTCGAGCGAGGCGAATGCCGCACCTGCGGGCACCGCCCCCGGCTTGATAGCGCGGCCCGGATGGCAACGCTCGTCCGTGAAGTCGAGCGTGAACTTGGCACCGGGTCGGATCATCGGATCGCGGACGAGGACGGGGCGGTCAGCCGTGAATACCGAGGGCGACTTGAACAGGAGCGAGTTGGACATCAAAGCTTCCTCTTGGCGAGCTGGGACTGCGCCTGAGGCGCGACGAAGTTGTCAAAAGTGATTTTGTTGGGGTGGATCGCGTCGTTCGGCAGGCGCAATGACGTGGGCGTCACGTCATTGGCGATGTCGGCGAGGTCCTGCGATGTCGGGGTGATCCCGAGGGCGTAGATAGCAACGTCGATCAGCTGGCGACGGATCGGCCAGAAGTTGCGCGGGTACCTCTCCGCAAGCGCGTTTTCGATGCTGCGGAGATAACCGTTACCCGCCGATCCGAGCGTGTCCGAACTGCTCCCCAACGGCCCAGCGATGATCAGTCGATCGGGTCCGAAGCGACGATAGACGGCATCTGCATCGGCCAGAACCTGCGCAACATCGCTCTTGTTGTTGGAGCCCGCCCAGTAGATCACGATGCGCTCGTCCATGTCGAAATCGACGATGAACGGTGTGTTGGGCGCGAGGGCGATGGGCAGTGTATAGCCCGCATCGGGCACGAACGAGTAAGCTTCCGCTGTCGACGGAATACCGCCAGATGCAGTGCGCGTGAGGGTGCCGTGAACCGCCCCCAGCCACCCCGTCGCGGTAATGGGGCTGCTGTTCTGCGGCGTGCTGAGGAACTGGACATTGGTATTGGTCAGCGACGTGTAACCCTGGATGGGGTTGCCGTTGATGGCTGTGACGGTGTTCGCACCGGCAACGATCTGGTTGCCCGAGAGCGTAAACTTGTAAGCGGTCGCCGAGGCGCGTCCGACGATATGGCGGCTCGTCTGCCCGCCAATGGCAAGGGTAAATACTTCCCGGCCGGTCAGCGCCGCCAGCGTGTTGCCGTAGCCCATGGCGGTGAGGCTGTCGCCCATGCAGACGATCGGCGTGCCAACAACCGTAGCGCCCCCAGCAACCGGGTCATATTCTGAGCCGTCCCGAAAGACGGCGCTCGCGACCTGATTGGAAGCGTCGACAATGCCAAATCCGATCTCGCCATAACCCACGTAAAGCCGCTCGGAAACGGACGCCTGGTCGTAGTCGGCGCCTGCCGGTGGCTTGTACTGCGAGCCGTCTGGAAACCCCGCCTGAGACGGCTGCAGGTTCTGGCTGGCAATGGCGTAATCGACCTGCCGGTAGGCTAGGTAATAGCGCTCCCCGGCGGCGAAATCCCATTCCTTCAGTCTGAGCTGCTCGGCGTAAGTGGCGCCGGCCGGCTTCGCGATGTCCTGAAAGGTGCCATCGATGTAGGTGACTTGGGTGGGGCGAAGCTGAGAATCGGCCGTAGCCGAGAAAACTTGCTTGGATGCGTAATAGAATTTGCCGGCAGGCAATACGTCAGCGGTCCGCGCCAGCTCGGTGCGCTCGGCGTCTTTCATGAGCAAGGCGCCGGGGGATTCCGTGAGTTTCGATGTTGGCGCGCCAGGCTGGAGGGCGGTGCCTATCAGTGCCGTGCTGCCTGCAAGGCCCTGGGCCAACGCTGCCGCTTCCTCTTTCGCCCCAACCGCACCATCCTTGGCCTGGACCGTAGCTGACAACACCGCCTCGATCGCGCTCAGGTCACCGCCGCCAGCTGCCATCGTCTGCAACCGTGCCAACGAGGGCACGTAGATCGTCTGTCCGCTGACGTTCTCGACCGGGTAGTACCCGAGGGCACCGGTCTTCCCCCCATCCGCATTGAAGCTGTCCGGGTCGTCGATGGTCCCGGCGAGCAGCTTGATCTGCGCGGTCGCCCATGTCCCGTAGGTCGTGAACAACTCGCTGTTGCGCTCCAGGAGCTGCGCCAGCATCTCTTCGTTGGTCATGGCGATCCGCCCCTGCTCAGTCGATCAGCTTGCGCAGGCGGGCCAGTTCCAGCCCGCTCAGCGTGACCATGGCCTTGTGCGCCTTGATCCACTGGTCGAGGCGAAGGCGCGTGGCGTCGTCCAGCGACGCGGCGGCGGCCGTAAGCCGATCGAGCAGCGCGGAAACATCCTCGCCGCCCAGCAGCGCGACGTAGGCCTCGGTCGGCTCGATCGTCGCCTGGGCCAGCTGGCGCTCCAGGGCATCGCGCTGCGCGCGCAGGTCTTCGAGACTGGCTTTGCCGTTGTCGCTCATAGTCATGTTTCCTTGAGATAGATTTCCGCGCCCACTGGCCGACGCGAGGAAGCCGCTTTCAGGCGATCGCCGTCAGCCAGTCGAACCGAACGGCGGCCGCGATATCAGCAAGGTGCGCGGCCGCCAGGATGTTGAGCTTGGCTTTGCGCCGCACGGCCTCGACGCGAGCAGCGATCGACCGCCAGCGGTCTGACTGCGCAACGACCTCGGCGGCCAGATCGACCAGCGCGACGCCGATCGACGCCGCTTCGATCGGCAAGAAGGCGAGATTGTCGGTGTCGCCGGCAAGGATGCGCCGAGCCTCCGCCTCTTTTTCGAGATAGGTCGAGAGTTGCCCCGGCGCCGCCATCACGAACAGGCTGCGGACCTTCTCCGCATCCGCATCGATCGCGGCGGCTGTGGCTGATTTCACGATTGCCAGGTCGAGCGGGACCGTATCCCACGCCGCCTTCGGGATGGCCATAAGCCCCGTTCCTGGTGGCGGCACCTGAATCGCCGCGCAGCCATCCGGCCCCATACCACGGCTGAGTTCTGCGCCGGTCTCGCTGTTGTAGATGACCCAGTAATCGCTCACTTTTTAAATTCCTTTACCGATATTTGCGTCAGGATGGCCCCGTGGTTTTCGACGCCATCGGCGGGCGGGTGCAGCGCCCTGGCCTGCAGCTTCCAGTTGCACACGCCCGCGAGACCGCTGAGCAGCGCGGGAAAGCTGAAGGGCGTCGGTGACCCGGTGCGCGCAACTTCCAGTTCCGGGATGTCGAGGTAGGTGTTGTCTCGCAGCAGTCGGACATAGCCTCTGTTGACCGTCGGCGCGGGGGCCAGGTCGATCAGGCATGACGCGGTAACCTCGACGCCGGACTCCCCCGCGCGCACATCGTAGTAGATCTCCGCCACGGTGACCCAAGCCGTTTCGAAAGAGCCGTCAGAGCGCACCGCCGCGCTGCCCGTCATGGACCCGGGGGCGACTTTCCCTGTGCTGATCGATCCTGCGACCAGCACGTTGCCATCGACCTCCAGGTCGCCGACCAGCCGCACGCCGGCACCGCCGTTCGCATCGGCGAAAAGCCGCAGTTCGGCGCGGTTGTCGCCACCGATCGCCACCAGTTCGATCCGGGAGGCGGTGCGCGCCTCCACGGTGGTCGAGAGCAGCGCCAGCGCCTGGTCGCCGGTGACCTGCGCAGCGGCGATCGTCTGGATGCTGGCATTGGCCCCATCGAGCCCGGCCGACACGGTCGACACGCTGCTGGCAAGCGCGGCATCCTCGCTTACGCGCGCGGTCTCTTCGGCCAGGACCAGGGCACTTACGGTGGCGATGTCGCCGCCCAGCGTCGCCGCCAGCGCCGCGCGCGCCGTCGCCTCGGCCTGGTCGGCGGTGACGCGCGCGCCCTGCTCGATCACTATCGCGGCATTGAGGTCGCTCACGGCGCCGTCCAGCGCGGCGGACAATGCCTGCCTCGCCTGCGCCTCGGCGCCATCGGCATCAGCCCGGGTCGTCGCCTCGCTGGCGATCGCGGCCGACAGGTTGGCGACATGGCCATCGAGGACGCCCTGCAGGGTCGAGATCGCCAGCGTGCGCTCGGCCGTCTCCGCACCGTCTGCGTTCGCGCGCGTGGTCGCCTCGCTGGTGATCGCGGCCTGCAGGTCCGCGACCTGCCCATTGACGGCACCTTGCAACGTCGAGATCGCCAGCGTGCGCTCGGCGGTTTCGGCACCGTCCACAGCGGCGCGCGTAGTCGCTTCGCTGCTGATCGCCGCCTGCAGGTCGGCCACATGACCGTCCACGTCGGATCGGAACAGCGACAGCGCCAGTTCGCGCGCGGTGGTTTCGGCGGCATCGGCCGAGGCGCGCACCGTCTGCTCCGTCTCGATCGCGGCCATGGCGGCGTTGATGCCGTCCGTCGCGGTCGCCTCGATCTCGGTCACGAGCTGGACGAACGCTTCACCCTGCTCGATCCGCTCGGTAATCTCTTGCCGCACTCGGGTGGCGATCTCGATCCCGTCGAAGTGGGTCAGCCGCTCCCAACGCGCCTTGCGCTCCTCGCCGAGCAACTGGGCGCTATAGACCGCGAGCAGGTTGTTGCGGTGCTGGGCGATCAGCGATTGTGCGCCGGCTACGATGTCCGCAGCCGTGGTGGTCGATGCCAGCGCCTTGAGCGCCGCCATCACATCCTGCGCGGTGCCATCCGCAACCGGCGTTCCCGGCGGCGCGCCAACCGTCGCGTTGTCCTCGGGCTTCGTTCCGACAGGGTCGGCGATGTCGGGCCAGTCGATCGACGCGCCCAGCGGTTCCACCTTGCCCGCCGTGCTCAGCCCCTCGACCGACAGGTTGAGCCTGGAAACCGTGCTGTCGACCTCGATCGAGAACTCTTTGAAGAAACCGTAGATCGTGAGGCTTTCCAGCCCGTCCTTGCCGATCCACAGCGCCGGCCTCGCGCGCACCGCCGCGATACGCCCGGCGACGACATCGAGCGCGTCGGTGCGGATCATGGCGCGGGCCGTCATCCGCTTCGCCCAGGCCCGCTCGACGACAATCACGTCGCCGAATTCGTCGGCTTCCTTGCGGCTGTAGTCGTCGATCGCCGCCTTCGGCGAATCGGTGGTGAGCCCGAGCGCGACCAGGTTGCCAACCAGCAGCGTGCCGACCTCGACCGTACCGGGACCCGTGATCGTCACGGCGACCTGGCCGGCTGCCAGCGGCAGGTCGAGGAAGGTGGCCGTGCCGCTTTCGTTCGGGCTCGCGGTGCGATCGTACACGCCCGCCTGTACGCGCACGGTGGCGCCGCGCACGTCGAGCAACGCCACTGCGTCGATCATGCCGGCGGCGATCGTCACCGAGACCTGGCCTTCGGCCGAGGTTATCGACCCCAAGGCCTGGTCGAACATGGCCCACCGGTTCGTCGGGCCAATGTCCGCCCACTTGCCCGATGCCGCTTCAGGGTCGTCGCCGAGGTTGGCGAGCGCGGCACTTTCGTAGATCCGATGCGTCGCGGCCTTGATGACCCGCGCGCCTAGCGGATAGGTGATTTCAGCCGACCATTCGGAATAGTCGGCCTCGGCCACCGAACTCGCTACCAGGGCGGCACCGACCACGGGCACCGGCTGCAGCAGCTGCAGCGACGATGCCGCGCCGCCCGGCGCCGGATCGCCGCCAGGATCGACGAACGGCTCCGATGCGGTCAGCCCCTCGATCGACAGCGTGCAGTAGCTGACCGGCGGCAGCGCCAGGTCAATCTCGAAGTCCTTGTAGAAGCCCCGGAAATTGAGCCAATCGTACCGCTCGTCGGCAACCCACCGGGCCGACTTCGCGCGCAAATTCGCGAGATTGCGCTGGAGCGCGTCCACACCGGCGAACGGTGCGATCAGGCGCACCGACATGCGCCGCGCGAACCCGCGCTCCACCACCGTCGTCACGCCATAGTCGTCGGTCTCCCGCCGGCTATAATCGACGATGCCGACGGTGGGCGTCGCTTCCGTTACGCCGAGATCGATGATCTCGCCGCCGGCCTGGATGACCTTCATTTCGTGCCGGTCACCGCGATGGCGTTGCCGGTCGGCGTGACGTCGTCGAGTTTCTTCGCCATGCGCCCGGTGTTCCCCGCGATGGTGGCGTTGCCGGAATTCATATCCGCGCGCATCTGCGCCATTTCGGTGCGCAGGCTGCGCACCTCGGCGGCGAGATCGTTCGTTGCCGTCGCCTCGGCAGACGATGTCGATGAACTGGTCGCGGCCGTGGCTTCCGCAGCGGTCGCGGTCGACGTGGCCGATACGTCCATCTTCTGGATCGCGTTGTAGACGCCCTCCAGCGTGGCGGCAGTCTGTGCCTTGATGCGCTCCAGTTCCTGCCGGCTCGTCGCGGTGTTGCCCGCCACGTCCAGCAGCGACTGGCTCAGTTCGGCCAGCTTACCAGCGGCAGCCTGGTCCCCGCCGCGCGCGGCGGTGACTGCGGCGTTGAACTGGCCCTGCAGAGCGGCGAAGCTGATGGCGTCGCTCCCGCCCGTCAGCCCGCGAATGCGGTTGACCTCATCCATCAGGTCGGTGCCGATCGATGCCCAAGCCTGGCGCAGCTGGTCGGCGGCGGCCGTGGCCGCGTCCTGCGCTTCGGTCAGCTTGTCCTGTGCGGCGGTGGCATCCTCGATCGCGTACAACTGCTGCAGCAGCGCCCGCTGGGCGTCGCTGGTCGCATCCTTCAGCTCCTTGGCGCGCGCGATGGCCGTCACGGTGGCGTCGTCGCCCTGGGCCTCTGCGATGCGCGATCGGATGTCGTCCAGCGCGTCCTGTTCCTTGTCCATGGCCTCCTGCCGCTTGATCGACAGCAGCTGCTCCAACTGGGCGTACTCCGCCGCGCTGGCGCCGGCTTCCGCGAAGATGGTGCGCAGGTTGGCGAATTCCTTGTCGATCGTGTCCAGCTCCGCACCCACGGGATCGAGATAGCCCTTCAGGTCGGAGAACACGCCTTCGAAGCTCACCGCCTTGGTGATCTGGGCGGAAAGGTCGTCGCCGGCCTTGAGCAGGTTGTTGGTCGACGCGCGAATTCCGGTGATCGCCCCGCGCTCGATCGCGAGCTTCATGGCGTAGGCGACGGCCGCCTCGGCATCGTCGTTGAAGTCGACCGCGCCCTTCTTGACCTTCAGCGAGGTGCCGCCCGCGTTGACGCGATAGTCACCGTGGCGAACGCCCACGCTGATGTTGCCGAAGTTGCCGATCGCCCCGCCGAACTGCGAGGCCAGGTCGGTCAGGCTGCCGAAGATGCTGTTGCCGGCTGCGAGCGCCGCCTTTTCCGAAGAGCCGCTGTTGCCCGACGTGCCGGAAACGCCGGCTGCCGATAGGTCAACGCGGCCCCACTTCACCTTACCGATCAGGCTGTCGAACAACCCCTGGAAAATGCCAAGCGGACCGCCTTTGAAGCCGAATACGCTGCCGATCATTTTGTTTATTTCAACCGCGGCAGCGAAGGGGCCAGCGCCCTCGGCCAAGCTGCCCAACGTTCGCCCAATCGCCCCGGACCTGCTGAACACTTCGGTGAGTTTGTCACCGATTGTCTGAGCAATCTGTTCCCCAGTGTCGTCGGTTTTGAAACCAATGCCAATATTGAGCAGATTACCGATCGAACCGCCGATCTGCTTGGTGTTGCCGGTGACGATACCAAGCAAGGCGCTGAATCCTTTGCCGACCTTGCCCATCTTGCCCAGCAGGCTGATCGTATCGCGCAGATGATCGTTGTAGCGGTCGATCGCTACCGTCTGCTTTTCGATCTCGAAGCGGGCGTCGACCTGCGTTTTGTCGGCCTCGGCCTTGCGCATTACGGCGGCTGCGGCCTCGGTATGGCCGAGCGCCACTTCACGGGCGGCGTCCGCTTCTGCGTGCATCTGGATCGCGATCTTCTCGTGCTGTGCGGCGATGCGTGCCAGCTCGTCTTCAAGAGCGTCACCTGACAGGCCGCGCAACGCGGCGAGACGGGCGGCGCCGAGGTCTTTCGTCAGTCTGGTTTCGAGCTCGGTGTCCTTGATCGACTTGTCGATCTGGGCGGCAAGCTGCAGATCAGCTGTATCCAGCCGAGCCTTCTTGTTGTCCAACTGCGCTTTTGTAAGGCCGGCAAGCGCCGCCTTTGCCTTGTCATACCCCAGCTTATCGCCGTTCATCGATGCGATGCTCATGGCGGTCATCAACTTTTGCTGTTCCGCCATGTCGGCAAGCGCATCAGATGCCTTGTCCGCTTCCAGCGTTCCGTTGCGGATCGCCTGATTCACAAATTCCTGCGCACGGGTCTGATCGCGCATCGCCGCCACTTGCTCAGCCGCGCCGTTGACCTGCTCGGCAACGTACTTCCGCAACTGCAAGGTGGCATAGCTCTGCACGTCGGCCTGCTTCTTGATGCCCTTGGCGATCGCCTCAGCCTCAACCCGGGCGCGCTGGCCAGCAGCTGTACTGACATCATAGGCGGCTGCGGACCGATATAGGCCAGCGATCAAAGCTTCCGTGGCCTCAAGCTCGCGGGCCAGGCTTTCGCCCGCCTTGTCGGTCTTTGGCGTACGATTTGCCTTCAGCGCCGCAGCCTCCCCCGCCATCCTGTCTTTTGCACTCTGCTTCGCGTTGGCCCGTACTTGCTTCCAGAAAACTGCGTCATCCTTGCGCGCCTGAGCGTAGGCTTTGGAATAGGCCCCAGCAATTTCCTGCCCCGCCTTGACGGCAGCGCCGGCGTTTGCGTTCGTAAGTAGATCTATTTGCGGAGCGCTGACTTCGCTGAGATTGGTGAACGGCAACTTGTTTGCAGCCGCGATGAAACCGTTAAGTTGGTCCACCCCGGCCTTCACCAATTTATTGAGCGCACCGATCGCAGCGTTGACGCCCTGCACGAACAAGTCGCCGAAGACTGCGGGAAAGCTCGTCCATACCGTTTTGACGATGTTGAACGTGCCATAGATGCTGGCGGTTATTCCAGCCGAGGTAACGAGCCACGCATCCAGAATTGCGCTGAAAGCGGAAGACGCGCCATTTTTGAGGCTAATCCAGGGGCCTGAAACGTCAGCGCCATCGGATATCGTCTTCCAAAGACCGGCCATGATATCGCCGTTGGTGACCGTAATGTCGCTCAGCTTTTTGATCTTGCCGCCGACCTTATCAACCCCATCGCTGAGTTGAAGCATTTCTTTGTGAGTGAGCCCGAGGCTGGCTCGGTAGCGATTCAACTCGCCGGAATCTTCCACCTCTTTCTTGAAATTCTTCATCGCCACGAGCGCGCCGCCAGCAGCGACTCCTAGTACGGTGAAAACGCCAGCTGCCGCCGCGCTGGCCGCAGTGAGCATAGTCGTCTGCGATGCAGCGGCCGCACCGGTGGCCGCTGCGGAGGCTGCTTGCGCTCGGGCGAGCGCTGCCTGGGCGGTCGCGGATTCAGCCGCTGCGGCCCCTGACGCGCTCTCTGCGCGAGCGAGGCGGGAATGCGCAGCGGCCGCTTCTGTCGCGGTAGAAGCGTTGCCGACCTGCGCGCGGGCGAGTGCGACTTCCGCCTCCGCCGTTGCGACGTTGGCGAGCGCCCGTTCGGCGAGCGATGCGACGACAGCCTCATGAGCAGCCGCTTGCCGCGCGGCCGCGATGAGTGCCTCGTCTCCCGACACCTTAATGATTTTCGCTGCCACCAACGCCTCGACGGCGAAGGCTTTGATGCCGAGACCGGACTGCTGGATCACGCCATAGATCTGCGACCCCTGCTGGGCCAGTGCCGTGAACGCCAGCTTCAATGGCGCGCTGCTCTGTGCTGCGCCCAACATTTGAATGCCCAGGTCCTGCATCTGGAAACTGAGGTTGAGCATGTGGTGCCCAGCAACCCGGCCGCCCGCTCCCAGCGGGCCGAAGCCGTCGGTGTTTAGAAGGTTCATGCGGGTCTGCAGATTGTGGATGATCTGCGCATAGTCATCGGCGGCCAACCGGCCTTCCCGGAACGCCTTTTCGGCCAGCGCCATTTGGGCGTTCAGATGCGCTTGCGCGGCCCCGGCCGGGTTAGCCTGCTTCTGGAGATCTTCGATCGACTTGACGTAATCTGCTTCGGCATCGGCAGCAGCTTTGGCGGCCGCTGTGCGCCCCTTGATCTCGGCGATCGAACCGAGCGTTGCCTGACGCTCCCGACTGATCGCCTCTGCCATCTCCTCGGCCGAGATCGCGCCAACCGCGTGTGCCTTGCGGATGCCTTCCAGTGAAGCGCGGTACTGCTGCGTCACGGCGAACAGCGGATTGTATATCGCCCGCAGACGGTCCAGTTCCCTGCCGTAAGCAGCGATATCCTCGGCCGATCGTCGCATCCCCCCGCTAACCCCCGTCATCGCATTGATGCGGGTCGCTACATCGGTAGATGACCTGGCAAGGTCGCGCAGGAATTCGTTCGTTCGCTGCGCCTCCTGGCCAACCTGCTTGAGGCCTGCGCTGGCGCCCCGGCCCATGCCGGCCAGATTGTCGTTGGCCGCCTTCGCTGAACGCGCGATATCGCCAGACGCGGCGGCCACGAGGCGCTTGCATCGGTCCATATCCGCTTGCAGCCGCGCGATTTCCGCGACGATCTCAATGGAAAGGCGGCCTGCAGGTGTGCCTCCTGACATAGTCCTTCACCTCACATAATGCGCCGTTGAAAAGATCAGCGAGTCCTTGTACCTCACGCAGTCCAAGGGGGCTGGTGATGGTACAACTGACGACTAGTGAATTACTTCTGATCGAGCAGAAGGTTACCAATGCCGGCAAGAGCGCCGGGTTAGCTTATGTATTTTGGTTGTTTGGTGGAATAATCAGCGCTCATCGATTGTACTTGGGGCGTCCGATCACGGCGATCTTGCAAATCCTATCATATCTGATCGTCGTGGGTTTCGTGTGGCTCATTATCGACCTGTTTTTAATTCCGGGTATGGTTCGAGATCATCAGGACGAAGAACGCCGACGTTTGATGAAGCGCTTTAGGGATGAAAAGGACGAGAGCTGAACTGTGCCAGCTTAAGTCTTCTTCAGTGCTCTAACCATATTGGCAAACTGATCGTCGACCCGCCTCTGGGCCAATTCTTGATCGACCTTCATTCTAGGTTCGATGCATGCGAGCTTTCGCGCATCATCACGCTGATTGACATAGGCCCGAGATAGCCGGCGCAGCGTTCGTGCTTCCCAAGGCGTAAGGTCCACGCCCATCAGGCCCGTCCACGCCGCCATGTGCCGAAAATCGATCGGAGCATCCGACATGCCGGCCGGCGCGCTGGGGCCGATCTCGAATAGCCAGTCTGTGAGGTAGGGAGCCGGGTTGACTGGCAACACCGGCTCCTCCTTCTTCGCCTTCATCGCCTCGAGGCGTGTCACCGGATCGGGTCGCTTGACCTTGCCGGTGTGCTCGACATCGGGCGCGGTGTTCAGCCAGGCGAGCTGTCGGACCCAGAGGTCGAGAGCGACTGCGATGCCTTCATAAAATTTTCCCAGTTATGGGTATCCGTATCCATGTTGGCACGGATGAAGCCGAGGAGCGGATCGTTGTAGACCGCCCGCACGATTTCGCGCTCGCCCTCCACGCCCGGGTACTCCAACCCGTTGAACCGTTTCGTGATGGCACAGAGGAATTCGACGGTGTCCTCGTCCTCGTTGTCCAGCGCTGCCTCGAACTTGCCGTTCGCCTCGCGCGACCGCTTGATCGCCTTCCGGCGCTTGGTCGCGTCGGCAACCTGCCAGATTTTGGTGCCGGGGCCGAACACGGTCGCGGTGATGACGACGCCGGTGTCGGGATCGCGCAACGGCGAGCCGTCCGCATTCTTCACGGGCAGGTCGCTCACGTCGGCAACGCGATAATTGGTGATCTTGAGGGCCATCTTGATGCCTTTCAGGGAAGGGGTGCCCCGCCCGCGCCCTGACGCGGGACGGGGACATGAAAAATCCCGCCGGAGCGGGTTGAAGCTCAGGGACCGTGGCGGCCGGATCAGTCCGGCGCGATCACCACCAGGCCGTCCTCCTCGTCGGAGACGATGGTGTATTCGAGGGTGATCTGGCGGGTGGCGACGGTGTTCACGTCGCCGTAGCTACGGGTGCCGCCCATCACGAGCGCTCGGGCGCAAATGTCGCCCAGGCGCGGGTGGGCGATGATGACCGACCAGGGATCGTCGTCGAGCGTCGCGGTGTCGACCAGCAGCTGGCCCGCGTCGTCGGGATCGATGCCCACGGTGATCGTCTGGGTGCCCAGCGTGTAGCCTCCCTTGGCCTTGCTTTCGCCGCGACTGGCGATGTTGCGCCAACTGACGATGTCGTAGACACGAGCCGGGATGTCGCCCAAGTCGCTGACTTCGCCGATCGCGGTGGCGGTGGCCTTGAGCGTGGTATAGCCGGCATCGTCATAGGTTGCCGGGGCTGCCTTCACGATAAGCAGCTTCGTCCCGGCCGAAGTAAAGACCGTCATCTGAATTCTCCATCAGGAAAAGCCCGGCCAGCGCCGGGGGTGGGTATCGCCGGGGACGGCAATCTGGGGATCAGTCGGCCGTATCGGCCGGCTTGGTGTCAGCAGGGACGATCGGCGTTGGCTTGGGCGCGCGTTTGCGTGCGAAGCGGGCGATCGGCTCGAGGGACTCGAACTGCGCCAGCGGCATCGTCGCCGTGTCGCCCTTCTCGTAGGTCTTGCCGTTCAGCGTCGTGCGGCGCTTGGCGATCGTGTCGATCATCATCGTGGCTCCAGATAGGTGACGAGGAAGTCCTGCACGCCGCACCAGATCGAAGCTCCTGGGATGCGGAAATCCGGTCCACTCGGCTGCGTGTGGATGGTCACGGCTTCGATGCCTGGGACCTCAATATCGATCTGGTCTGGCGCCGCGCGCCGGACGGCACGCATGACGGCTTTTTGCTCGACGTAGTTGCGGGCATGAACGGTCAGTTGCACGCGCTCACGCACGTGCCGCATCCCGCCTGGCGCCGCGATGTTGCGATCGACCTTGGACACGCTTTCGAGTGAGATCGCGTTTAGCGTCGTGCCCTCGGGCAGGTCGCCGGCGACGATGCGATCCCCCGGCACCGCATCGATCATATCCGGGTGATCGAGCAAAGCCGCGCGGACGGCCGCTACACCGTCCATCAGGCCGCGTCGTCCATGCCGGCGTCGAGATTGTAGCCGGTCTTGCCCTCGACCACCGCCACGATCTTGTCGCGAAAGGCCTTGATTGCATCTTCGGCCCGGACATCGAGCGCCACCCGCATGAACGGATGTGCCGCGTGCCCAGGGTGATGGACGATGCCCGACACGAACCGGTCGCCAATCTTCATCGGGCGGGACGTGATCTTGCCCTTGCCCTCACTGGCCTTGCGAACGGCGACACGGCCTTCACCCGCGCCGGTTCGCGCGATGAGGTGGGGCGCGACGCCGTATTCGCCGAAGTAGCCCAGATACCCATCGGGCTTGCGCTCATCGACGTAGATCCGGATCGAATAGGTGCCATCCTCGTTCTTGCGCGATGATCCTTTCGTGATCGCGGCGGCCACGCGCGCGGACCAATCGGCGGCGCCGCGGCGCGCTTCCTCGAGCGGAGGATTGGCAGCAGCGACCAGTCCCGACCGGATCGCCTGGGTTTCGATCCGCTTACCCAGTGCAGTGAGGGTCGCGGCGATCTGCTTGCCGCCGGTAACAGGGAAATTTCGGCTCATGGTGCATCCCCCTGGGTTGAGATTTCCTCGACGACGAATTCAAGTCCTTCTTTGCGTCCCAGCTCGGCCGGACCACCTACGATTTCCATCGTCCGGCCCTGGTAGATGATGCGCATGTCCGCCGTCAGGTCGTCGCGATACCGGGTTCGGATGCGGGCCGGGCGGCGCTGAAGGGCGATTTCTCCTTCGACGCCTTCGGCTTTGCTTGGCAGCACATCGGTCACCTGAGCCCACACCGTTGCCACCGGCTCCCATGCTGCCTGAGACGTGCCGTAAATCGGGTCCTTGGTTGCGGTTCGTCGCTCGACGGTGATCCTTCGATCCAGCTTTCCGGGGGTGATCAAGCTCGCCATCAGGAGACCACCGGGCGCCAGAGATCGCCAAGCACGTTGCGAAGCGTCGTCCACCCGGCTTCGGAGATTTCGCCGCGGGTCTGGTCTCCAAGGGAGCAGTAAACGCAAACGGCGTGGATCATCGATTCGGGAACGTCCGCGGGATCTATGACTCCAGCGGTGTAGGTCAGGGTGATAGCGAGGGAGCGCGGCCACGAAGCAGTGGGAAAGACCCTCCCGGAAGGCAGGGCAACGAAGCCGGTGAACGTGACGGGGGAAAGGCTCGCGTCGAGGTATTCGATGCTGAGCGTACCCGCATGGTATGGCCCCCACCTGAGACTGGAGGGCGGGCCGAGAGCATTCTCCTGAAAGACTTCCCGCGCCGTCATAAGGATGCCGGTGTGGCGCTCCACCCAACTTACGGCCGCGCCAAGCATGATGGTGAGGGCTTCGTCGTTGTCCGCTCCATCGTAGCGCAGGAATGCGCGCACCTGGTCGACGTCGACGCTCATCGAGCATCCTTCCCGTCGCGGCCGCGCTTTACCGCCAGGCGCCAGCCGCTCTCGGGGCTATCCGGCTTGGTGTCGGTAGCGCGCTGGGCAATCCAGATGGAGCCACCCCAGGTCACGGCGTCGCCCTCCACGTACTGTCGTTCGGCGACATAGACGCCGCGGTCGAGAATGACGGGGAAGGCGAATTCGAACGAGTGCATGGCCGCGCCGCGGGTGAAGCAGAACTTGAACGTGCGACCATCGTCGAGCGGCACGATGTCGAAGTCGTCGAGTTCGAACGTCTCCCCGGGCTTGCCGTCTGTTCCGACGACGGGGCCAAGGTTCTTGGTCCGCCCATCCGTGAAGGTCGCAATCAACGCGCCATCACGATCGATGAGGAGGTCGGCAATGCCGGCGCCGTCATTCCCGTCCTTGGCAACAGGTAGAGCGGCGACCGCCCGAGCGACCTCCTCACCGATACGGACGAATGCCGCATCCATGTCGGCATTCTCCCCGTCCTTGGGCGCGGGCAGGGCAGCCACGGCGCGCTCGACTTGGTCTGTGACCATGGATCGGACCTGCTCAATGTCGACGCTCTCGCCATCCTTGGGGGCGGGCAGGGCGGCAACCGCATCGTCGACCATGGCGCGGACCTGCTCGGGATCGACGCTCTCGCCGTCCTTGGGGACGGGCAGGGCGGCGACAGCCACATCTACGTGCTCGGCGACCATCGACCGGACAGCCTCAGGGTCGATGCTCTCGCCATCCTGCGCAGGGGGCAAGGCGGCGACGGCCTCTTCGACCATGGCTCGCACTGCCTCCGGATCGACGCTCTCGCCGTCCTTGGGGACGGGCAGGGCGGCAACCGCGTCGTCGACCATGGCCCGGACCTGCTCCGGATCGACGCTTTCGCCATCCTTCGCAGGCGGCAGGGCGGCAACTGCGTCATCCACCAGCTGCTTCGCCTGCGCGGCATCGAAACGAGGCGCCATATTGGCAACCTGTTCCTTCACCAGCGATGTCAGCGCAGGCATGGCCCGCTCCATGGGGTCAAGCCCTTCGAGCGTTGCAATCCGGGCAAGCAACGGCGAAACGGCCCGCTCGACCTCTTCGGATACGATCGCGGCGATCTCTCCCGCCAACACCGCCATATCAAGCATCAGCAGCCCTTTTATCGCGCAGCGCTCTGCGAATCTCGGCGCTCAAAGCGAGCGCCTCGACCTGCGCCTGATTGTCATTCGCCGGCGGCGTAGGGTCGGCCTGTGGCTCACTAGCCGCCTGGCCGAATGGGTCGGGCTGCGCATCGCGTTTGGCGAGCGCCGCAAGGCTGTAATTCTGTTGCTGGAGATAGACCGCATCGCCGCCCTCGGTGGGCTTTTTGTCCAGCTTGGCGCGCATTTCGTCGACCTTGAGGATGCCGGCCGCCTCCTTCAGGACCTGCATCTGCGTCACGCCGTCCATGCGCAGGAGGTTGTCGATGTCGAACTCGGTGCCCAACTTCTCGCCAGTACCCAGACCTTCATCCAAGCACGTCTCGATCGCCTCGATGAGAGATTGCAGGCACTGGCTATAATATTCAACGTTGAGAGCCTGCACGTTGTTGTAGCTGGGCAGGGCGCCGACGCCGATCTTGTAGGGCGGAACGTGAAACGTTGAGCACACTACCTCGGACGTCCATTTAAGTTGCTCGATCAGCTGGGCGTCGTTGGCGTTGACCGCCATGGCTTCGTACTTCAGTCCATCGCCCAGGACGGCGACCTTACCGGTGTTCTCGCCGCTGAAATTCTTGTCCCAGTATTCCTTCAGACGATCGGCATTTCCCTGATCGATCTTGCCGGGAGCGACCAGCAGGCCGCCTGGCTTCGAACCGTTGCCGAAGAACTTGGTGCTGGTATTCTGGATTTGCAGACCCTGCGTCGCCGCAAGCCCGCTGGCGTAGATTGGCGACAGACCCACAAGGGGGTGGAATAGGCAATTGAAGCGATCGTGAATGATCTCGCTCGCTGGGACTGTTATGTCGGCCTCGGCAATGCCGGAAAGGTGGTCGGTGGACAGCCGATAATAGACCTGCCCGTCCTCGGAAACGAGCGGCTCCACTCGCGAAGGGTCCAGAATGTAGAGGGCTTTGACGACGCCGCGGCCATCCCGCTCCTTCAAGGCGTATGTGTTGCCGTTCGACAACTTGGAAAGGACCCAGTTCTCCCAGAACTGGTTCCGCGTCTGAAAACGGTTCGGCTTGCGCAACACGGGCGAATAGGCCGCGTTGGCGGTTTCCACCCACACACCGTCCGAAAGCTCGACGAGCTTCACGCGCAGCTTGGCGACGTCGCTGGCGATCAACGTCATGCAGGCGAACACCGCATGGTAGGCGAGCACGGCAGTCTGATTGACCTCGACGTTCTGCTGCCAGGCGCCCGTGGAGGACTCGAGGATGCGCATCCAGCCGCCACCTTGAGCCGGCGCGGATAGGGATCGGCCGGAGCGCGAGATATCGAACCCGAACAGGCGCATCAGCCTGCCTTGGTTTCCGCGATCTTGGCCGCGAGAGCGGCGGCATCCCATCCCATGTAGGGCTTCTTGCCGAACGCTTTTATATAGTCGTCGCGCAGTTGCTCGACGCTTGTCTTGGCTGGCTCGTCTTCTGTGGCCGGCACGGCCGGCGCGGCCTTGCGCAGGGCGATCAGGGCACGGGCATCGGCAGTCGTGCGTGCCGTGAACAGGTCGCCCGATTTCAGGCGGCGGGTGCCGTAAGGAAACGACTTCGTGGCCATGAGTTCGCGCATGCTGTCCTCCGGAAAATAGAGGGATGGCGGGCGGCGTGATGCCGCCCGCCAATGGTTTTTACGGCGCTTCGGGCGTGCCGTAGTCGGCGTCGCCGATGTAGGCGACGGCCGAAGCGCGGCGCTTGGCGAAGTTCAGCGGGCGGACGACCTTGATGGCCACCGATTCCGTCTGGAACATCGACACGACGCCGGTGTGAGCGGTCGGCGTGTCGCTTGCGCCATTCGGGGCGTCGTCCATCTGGATCGCGGCTTCGGTGGACAGGGAGACCTCGACGCCACGATCGCCGATCTTGTAGATGTCGGACGGCTTGAGCAGGATCAGGTCGCCCGTACCCACGTTGCCGCCAGCAACGACGGTGTCACCCAGGAGGGTGCCGCCGTTGGCGCCGAGGCCCGGGAATGCCCAGTTGCCCATGACGTTCTGGATGAGGCCCAGCGACTTCGCGAGCGACTGCGTCGTGACGAACTGGAGCCCGTCGGCGTTGTTCGCCGCGATGAAGCCCGCGTAGAGCGCCTTCACGTCCGTGATGACGTCGGCGACATCGTTGCCCGAGCTGGTACCTGCCGTCACGCCGTTGAGGATGCCTGCCGGCGAGACATTGGGGACCGCGGCGGCGTTCGACAGGAACGTCTGGTCCACTCGCTGCGCCGACGCCTGTACGAGGGCGTCGCGCACCAGCAGCTCGGCCGACGGCGACGAATCGCGCAGCAGCTCCTTGGAGATGACCGCGATCGCGGCGACCTTGAGGGCGGAAAGCTGGACATCAGAGAAGTCCGCCTTCGTCACCGGGATCGACTTCGACTGACCGACCCAGTAGGCGGTCGCGGCGCCGTCCTGGCCCTTGATGTGCACGTTTGCGGGGACTTCGCGAAGCGGGAGGCGGTCGAACACGGTCTGCGCGTAGAGGAAGTCGATGAAGTCGCCGGTGTAGCGGGTGTCCGCCTGAGCAAGTTCGGCACCCCATTCGCCGGTTTCGGTGCCACCGCCTGCGACGGCCGCCTTGATGACGCCGACGAGGAGCGGATTGCTCTTGCCCCAGCGCTGGTTGGCGATACCTTCGGCCGAGATGCCGTCGAGACGAGCGAGGGTCTTGGCGATCACCATGCGGGTATAGTTCTGGCCGGGGAATTTCTCCTCGGCGTCGCCCGACTTGATGATGATCGCCGGGCCGCCGCGCGACTGCGAACCTTCGACACTGGTCTTGCCCGCGACCGGCGCGGCCTTGGCGAGCATGGTCTTTTCCATAGCGCGCAGGCGCACGAGGTGCTTGTCGATGGCGTCGACGTCGGCCTGGTTGCCGTCGAACAGTTCTTCCTGTTCAGCATCGAGCGTGGCGCCCGCATCGGCGGCCTTGGTCATGATGGTCTCGTTGGCGGAAACGAGCGAAGCACGCTTCTGCTCGAATGCAGCGATCTGTTCGGCGATGGTTGCCATGATGGTAGTCCCGTATTGGTGGGGTTATGCCTTCCGCTTGATCTCGCGGATGACGAAGGGTTTCGCCCCATCGCGGGCGGGCTCATCCAGCTTCACGACGCGCCCCTTGCCGGTCGCGGCAGGCGTATCTCGCTGGGGAACTTCGGGATCGGCCACGCCTGCGGATTTGCGCAGGCCAGCGTCGATCGATTTGACGGCGTTGATCGTGGCATCCGCCTGGGCCGGGATGGTGACGGCGCTCAGCTCGAACCAGTCCCACTCCTCGAACTCGATACCGCCGTCGCTGATGAAGGCGTACTTGATCGGCCGGAAGCCGATCGAAACGGCCGCCACCAGCTTCATCTTGATGCACTGCCACGCGAAATCGAGCAGGTCCTTGAGGCGGCCCGGCTCGTCGGTCTTCGCGATCTGCGCCTTGAACGAGATCCCCTGGGGCGAAAGCGAGGCCTCGATCACATGGCCGATCGGCGCGTCGTGGTCGTGCTGCCAAAGGAAGGGCAGCGGCAGTTTGAACTTCGCGCCCATGGGTTGGACGATGTCGCCAACGCGGTCGGGGCTGGGCGAGCTTGCGATGCCTTCGATAATGCGTGTTTCTTCGTCCAATGCCTTGATCTGGATGAACGAATAGGCCCGGTTCTGCATGGGCAACTCCTGAATGCGGTAACCCCCTAGACGACGAGCATCTCGTATTCTGGGGCGGTCTCTTCGGGTTGGACCATCGGCTTGGTTGCGTTCATCAGGGCATCCACGCCGTCGATCTTATTGGGACTGTTCGGCGTCTCCTTCTTGGGAAGGATGCTGCCATCGGTGCGTCGATCGACGACAGCGTTGCCGATCATCCACGTCATCACCGGGTTGCCGTCGTGCCGCAGTTGGTGCGCGCCTGCCTTTACGCGCGCCTCCACGTCCTTGGCCGGATCGGTGTGGTTGTTGGCGTTCTTCGACAATTGCGCGGCGAAGGCTTCGCCGCCGTCGTCGAAGTCTTCGTTGAGGCGGGAGGCCATGGCCAGTCCGCTATTCCATTGGTCAAACGTCGCTTTGTGGACCGCCAGCAGTTCTTTGAGCTCACGGATCTGGGCTTCGATGGCGCGGTGGTCGATGAAGTCGCCCTCGGTCGCAACCAGATGGCCGTCCTTCACCCACTGCCGATACATCTCGGTGGCCTGCTTCGTGGTCGCATCCTCCCGCTGCAGCCGCGCCTTCGGGCAATAGAACCAACATTTCACCAGCAGGCGCCCGCCGTCGTCCATGGCTGCGAGCACGATCGCGGAAAGGTCGTCCACGTTCGAAAGGTCAGCGCCGATGTAGCAGTCTAGCCCGCGGAAGTCGTCGAGCGTCAGCGTCGGGTCGGAGCAAGCGATCCACTGCGTGACGTTGAGCCAAGCACTGGCGGCGCCCATCCATTTGTTAAGCCGCTTCGTGAAAAATTCGCCCTCGGACCCCGGCGCACCCTTCGCGCCCGTGGCCTGGCGACGCATGGCCGCGAGGCTCGGCGTCACCGGCATCAGCGGGTTGGCCTTGATCCAGTTCGCTTCGTCGTAGGGGTCGTCCCCGACCTTTCGCTCGGGCGTAAAATCCTTGGCATCGTCGAGGGTGAAGATGATGGCGAAGAAGTGCTCGGCGGCAATGGCCTTGGCCAGAACCTTCGCCGCGTAGGTCCGCTGCTCGTAGCAGACGCCGTGCAGATCGAAGCCGGCGGTGGTGATCTTCCAGTACAGAGGGTTGCGGCGCGATCCGTCGGCGGAGTGGATGACGTCGAACAGCGCGCGGTCCCTGTGCGCATGCAGCTCATCGAGCACCGCGACGTGCGGGTTGTGCCCGTCCTGCGTCGAGCCCTTGGAATTGATGGTCTGAATCTCGCCGGCGTTGTCGGCGATGGTGATGGACTTCGCCCAGACCTGGAGCCCGAAGGCCTCCTGGAGGGCAGGCGAGCGCAGCGCCATGATGCGCGCCGGCTTGAAGACCTTGAGTGCCTGAGCGCCGGTGGTGGCCCCGATCAGGATAAGTGGTCCAGGTTCGTCCTCGCAGCATGCGCAATAGAGGACGACACCGGCCGTCAGCGTGGACTTGGCGCCCTTGCGGGCCATCTCGATGTAGACATCGGTGAACCGACGTAGGCCAGTGCCCTTGTCACGCCAGCCGAACACGGTGGCGAGGATAAATATCTGCACAGGCTCGAGGCGGAGGTTAGGCGTCTCCCACTGGCCTTCGACGTGTGGCAATTTCTCGATAAAGTCGCAGATGTCGTTCGCGTGCCACTCGTCGTAACGGTACGGGAAGTCGCGCTTGCGGGCGCGCTTCAGGTCATCGAGGTGTCGCTGCGCCGCCTGGCGCACGAACTTGCAATGCCGCTTCTGCTTTTTGTCCGCCACAGCCGCCTTGGCATATGCCAGGGCGATGGCGGCATAGTCACGGGCGTGGCCGGCTGCCGTTTCGAGCGAAGGGGTTGCCGGTTTTCGTCGGGTCATCCGCCACCTTGCCAACACGGCTCTTGCGGCCAGCTATCCCGAGCAGCTCGCCGTACTGCCGAAGGACAGTCAGGGCAGCCATCGGGGGAGGCTCGTCGCCGGCGTTGAAAGCCTGACGAACGAGCGCTTCCAGCGAACAGTACCGCGCGAAAAGGGAGCTATCGATTTCGACGACACCGGCCGCCATGACGCGACCGATCTCTTCCTGCCAGACATCGATTGCCTCGGGTTTCAAATAATCCGGCATCGCGGGCGGCGAGCCGGGGACGAGCAGTTCGGCGCGGCCGAAAGTCTCGGTGCCGGGAAGCTTGCCCAGGCGGGCTGCCTTCACGGCAGGGGGATCTGGCTTACGGCCTCGCTGCATGGGGCGTCTCCGAAATTTAATTCGGTCCCAAAAATCTAATTGGTCCCAAGAGTTTAAATCGTGTGCGCAAAAAAAGTGGTCTGCAGGCGGTCCTGGGCGCGGTGGCCCTGAATTTTCGAACCACCCCCCCCCCGGGTCAGGCGGACTCGGAGGCGGCCGACAGGGGCTCGTCGACCGCGCCGGCGTCCTCGTGCGGGATGGGCAGCTCGCGGAATGACATCGACCTGGTACTGGAGAGGTGGAACGTGCCAGCGCTGTTGGCGGGCAGCGTGTGGGTGGTGGCGGTGTAGACGTGTGCGCCTGCGCTGTCGTAGTCGTCGGTCGTGGTGACCTCGACGGGCCAGCTGTGCGTGGTGATGGTGATGGTGGTGGTCATCGACGTCTCCTGTCCCTAGCCCGCTTGCTCTCCGCAGCGGTCTTGAAGTGGTGGCAGGGCCGGCAAATGCCCTGGTAGTTGTCGCGCTCGCCGGTGCCACCTTCGGCCAATGGCTTAATGTGGTCGGCGATCGTTGCGGCGGTGACGCGGCCCTCGGCCTGACAGACCCGACAGAGCGGCTCCTCGCGCAGCACGATGGCTCGCATGATTTCGTGTTCGCGCCCGTATCCGCGCGCCTGACGGCTCTTGCGGCTGGTCACCCAGGCCTTGGGCTTGGATGGTTTGCGCTTAGTGCTGAACTGAGGTGGCTTGCTGGGCATCGGCACGATCTTCATGATATGAGGATGCGATGGATAAGATCGAACTAAGTCCCGCCTGCTTCCAGTGCGGTCATGCAGACCCTGCGTTGGGCCATGAGCCGGGATGGGTGACATGCGCGCGGTGCCATACTCGCCTGTTCTCCGCCGAAGAGTGGCGCGCATCAATGGAAGTGGATGCGATGGAACGAGCGAGGAAGAACCTCGGCGTCGACGAGTTCCTATCGCGTAAACGATGAAGGGTTTGTATCGGTGCGCTTCGCGCGGTCACCGAAAGCGAGGGCGCGTCCGTTGGGTAGTGGCAAGGGCTAACCCTCCCTTTCGGGCGTCAGGCCAATTAGCTTGCCATGCTGCTCCTGGCAGCGGGTAAGTGGATCAATACAGGAACATCGCCGCACGCGTCAAGCTGCCGCCGATGCCGGCAACAAATCTTGTGCCATAATCTCCACAGGGAAATTGGCGCTCGGAAAGACGACGATGGTGAACTTTCCCTTCGTTCCTTCAACCCTGCCAACCAACCCCTCGAACCCTCCACCCGGACACTTAACCAGGTCATCCCGATGGAATGCACGAACCTGTTTACGCGGGCGGCCACGTTGCTCCGCGAGGCGCAGCGCATCAAGCGCCCGATCGGCTATGCGCGGATAGCCGTCGAGGTACCGAAATACGCTGAAGGGCGGCAGTCCATGTGACAGGCTCGGTGGAAGGCGCGAGATCGCGACAAATTCAGGCAGTCGCTCATAGTCCGCGAAGACGATTGTCGGCGTCAAAGCGACGGTCACCTTCTTCGTACCGCCACGCGGCGCCCGCCGAACAATAGCCTCCTCCGGCGTCCATGCCGTATAACCCGCTTCGGTCAGCGCCGCCGCGAGCAGCAGCGTCCGGCTGGGAGCAGTGCGGAGGATGCACCAGTTCGTCATGTATAATCCTCTAGCGCTTCAACGATTTCACTGACGGTCACCTCCGCATCCAGGTCCTCGAAGAACCTCAAGAGGCGATCGCGCCAAAGTCGAATGTCCGCGGCGTCGGGCATCCGGGGATCGGAAATTCCGCCACGGTCCCTGCGGTTTCCCGAGGTGCTCTCAAGGGCCTCGATGATCTCGTTGCTGTCCATCATCGTCAGTAGCTACTGTCCGAGCCGCCACCGCCGAACGATCCGCCGCCGCCGTCGAAACCGCTGGACGATGAAGAGCTATCCGAGCTTCCCCAGCTAGATCCGCTGCCGGAAGAACTGGACGAAGATGATCCGAGGCCGAAGCCAGCGCCGAATGATGCACCCGGGGATGCGAAGGTGTCGTCGTCGCGTCGTCGCTCCGGCTCGCGCTTGGGAGGCTGGCCCGAACCGGCTCGGCTGGGGGGTGGCGATGGAGCGGCGATCGAACGCGAAGGCGGCAGTGACGGCCAGTCGCGCGGGGGCGGCGGTGGGCAAAATGCCCGGTGCGCGCTCAACCGCTCGCGCTGTTCCTCCATGCGCTGGATAGCGCGGCGCCGCTCCACGTTGATACTGCGCACCCAAGCGAAGATTGCTGCAGCCAGCACGATGACGAAGCCGCCAAGTAGCCATGGCCACATCGGACCGCGGCCGCCGGCTGGGCGCGGCGGCGCGGCAGCGGCTGGCGTAGGCGTTGAAGCGGCCATGATCGCCACCGCGCCGTCGCTCAACGCGGCGGACGTCTCTCCCGCCTTGAGTCTCGGTACGACAACGCCACGGATGATCTCCGAGGTCAGCCCGTCGGTGAGCACCGGCTCAAGCCCGTACCCGACCTCGATGCGCACCTTTCGCTCTGTCGGCGCGAGGAGCAGGATGGCACCGTCGTTTCGGTCTTTGCTGCCAAGGCCCCAGGCGCGGCCCAGCTGATAGCCGTATTCCTTGATATCGTAGCCCTGCAGGCTGGGCACCGTCACGACAGCAAGCTGGTGCCCGGTATTGTGGACCCAGCCGACGATGCGGGAGTTGAGGGCAACCTCTTCGGCATCGGGGATGACGCCAGCTGCGTCTACCACCGCGGCGCGGCCGCGATCGGGGAATGCAGGGTCGGCAAAGGCGGTGCCAACGGGCAAGGCGCAGGCTAGCAGCGCGCAAAGCGCGAGAAAGAAGGTTTTCACGTCGGGTTCCTTTCTGTGCCAGCCGCCTGCGCGGCCATGATCGCCACCGGCGTGGCGTAGTCGTTATCGAACACGCCGATCGCGAGCCTGCCGGTGTGCCAGGCGAAGCTGTCGAGGTTTGTGCGGTGCGGCTTCAGCAGTGGGTGCGACGCCGACTGGTGATGCCCATGGACGATGTGCTTGCCGCTGCAGTGCTGGCTATCGGCGTGGACCTCGGCGTCTGGATACGTCTCGTCACTGGGATAGAGCATCCATTGCAGCGTCTCGCGCTTGGCCTCGAATAGCGGCTGGTGCGGCGGGACGCCGGCATGCACGAAGATGCGATGCTCATCCTCATGGTAGACCGGCAGGCCCGCCAGCCACGCCAGGTGATCAGCTGGGACCTTGAGTGGGTGCACGAGGTCACCGGACGCGTAGCCATACGACTGCAGGGTCTGCCCACCGCCATTGCCCATCCACCAGCGCATGAGGTCGGGGTTCGGCGCCGACAGCACCTCGATCATCATGGCCTCGTGGTTGCCCTGAAGGACGATCCATTGCCAATTCGGCCGCTGCGGGCCTACCATCAGGAGGTCGATGATGTTTCGGCTCTGGGGGCCGCGGTCTACAAAGTCACCGAGCACGATAAATGTGCCGCCGGCGTCACCAGCATCAGCCTCTATCAGATCGATTGCCCGCTCGAGCAGGTCGAAGCGGCCATGCAGGTCTGCGATTGCGTAGGTCCTGCTCATGCGCGCTTCCCCCGGATTCGGCGGCGCTGCCGCTTCGTCATCGGCACCTCACTCTCGAAGTAGGTCTTCTGGGGATTGTGCCCGATCTGGATCACGCGATCGCGCCTCGCTTCCCGGCGTGGCGTGGGCGCAAGCACGTCGATAGGCCCGTATGAGCGGGGGCCGGAGCGGGCGAAGTCAAACCCGGCCGACATTGCCGCGATAGCGAGCAACTGCCCGATGCCGTTGCGCGAGCCGCCAACGATAGCCACCGTTGGCCTTACCGTGGTAACCTCGATGTCTTCGTCATGGTCCATCAGGATGCGCTCCCGTTCTCAGCCTGCGCCGCCGCGGTCGATAGGGCCGTCAGAGCGACGCGGCCGGCGTTGCAACCGAAGTCGAATGCTTCAGGGTTCAGATGCGGATCGAATCCTTCGCCATAGATCGCGGCGCCAATCGCCAGACCGAAGCGCTCGACGTTCCCATCGGATGGCTGGATCGCCTCCTTGCCGCCGACCTCCTTGCCATGCGCGAAAACGAGGTTCCGGTTGCGGCTGATGTCGACGCAGATGTCATTGACGCTCCGGTCGACGTCCGCAGACACGCCGCCGGTTGCATGCGAGACGATCATTCGCATATCGAGACGCAGTCGATCGAGCTCGTCGTCACCGCCCTGGGCAACGGGGGGCTGCGGGGGAAGCTCTGGGTTGGCCTCTTCGGCAGGCTGCTCAGCTGCGCCGATGAACGTCAGGCCATTCTTTCCGCAGTACCGCTTGAATGCGCCCTCGTGCAGTTCGCCCGGCAGCATGTCGATGCCGCTGCCGATCGTACCGCCCTTCCATGATCCCTTCTCGCGTCCGACCTCGGCCGCGAACCGAATGTCGAGGGTGCGGGCCACCTTGTTCCGGCAGAACAGCGACAGCCATTTGAATTTGCCTTCACCCTTGGCCCATTCGGCTTCGTCGATGCGCGTGGTCGCGGTGATCTGCTCCCCGTCGAAGTCGGCGAACAGGAATGATGCGGTCGGGCACGCGCCTTGCAGCGCCTGCTTCACCGTCCAGTGGTTCTGCCACGCGGCCTGGCCGAACTTGGTGCGGCTTCCGCGCGGCGGGATCGTGACGAAGTGTTCGCCGGCAAGGTCGTAGTGGCTGGTCCGGACGAGACGCACCGACTTCCATGGGATGAACCAGACCTTTGACTTGGATGTCTCGCTATCGTGCGTTTGCGGGCCGTAGTGGAAGTGCACCGATCCCTCGGACACACTGAACCCGAACTCCCGCTCGTGCTGATCCCAGTAACCGGGCTGCCGGCCCGATTGGAGCATCTGCGTCCGGGTCGGCTCGGTCGTGATTTCATGCCACCGGCGCCAGGGTTTGATGACGGCGGGCAGAGCGACGATCAGCGTGTGCGCACCGACCGCGACACGCAGACGGCAGCCGGGATAGTCGGCGCCATCGCCAGAGCCGAGCATGAGCGCGATCTTTCGGCCGCGCGGCTCATAGGCGTAAGTGAACGGGCCGAAATAGCGGTCGTTGTGCGACCAGCGGATTGCCTTGCTCATACTTCCTCCGATGCGGGTTGTTCATTGCACGGGCATCTTTCGGGCCCGCGGATGCGTGAGGTGTAAGTGCCGTCTTCCTCGCGGCGGAGATGGCCGCGCGTCTCCGCGACCTGCTTGGTCCAATCGTCCATCGCGTCGATCTCGACCTGGTCGCATTCACCGGCGGCCAGGCGGCCAAGCGCATCATCGAAGCGGGCCTGGCGCTCGTGCCGCGCCGCCACGCCGGCAGCGAGCTTCGAGCGGATCGCCGCATCGTCGCGACGCCAGCGCCCCATGATCGCGACGCACTCCGACGTGCTCGGGAAAAACTTCGAATCGCGCAGCGCCTCGGTCACGAGGAACTCCAGCGCTTGGCGCGGGTACTGCCCGATCGCCAGTTCGTAGGCACGGTGGCGAAGCTTGCCGCCGACATCATCGTCTGGCCGGCGCGGCAGCACGTCCATCATGCGCAGGATCTGGGCGATGAATAGTTCGTCTGCCTTCTCCAGCGCTGGGAGGGGCGCGGCCGCAACGACCATGGCGGCGGCCAGCTGATCATTGGAGAGGCGCGGTGCCGCCTCGGCCGCGTTTGATGGTGTCGTCGAGCGATCGAGTGAACCCATCTCGCCTGTCAGGCTGGTGACCGCCGGCAAAACCTCGCCCAGTGCCCGCGCTTCGATCCCCATTTCGTTCTGTCCTGTATTGCTCGGCTTTGGCGATCCACGTCCGGAATGCTGCCTGCCAATCCTTGGTCACTCGGTCGGTCGATGCGGCATGCGCCTCGAAGGCCATCCGCTCCCGCTCGAACATGCCGGGAGGCCATCCATCGACGATCTTCTGAGCGGCTGGCGTCAGGCGGGGCTCCCACCCTTCCGGCATCGGCACGGCATCGGCGACGGCACGCTTCGCCTTGGGCGGCTTGGCGGGCTTCGGCAGATCATCGGAGGCAGGGACCGGCAAGCCATCCAGATCGGCCGGCTCGCTCGCGCCCGTAGTCCCTCCCGGGTGGGTATGGGTGGGGGGGTTAGAGTTAATCTCATTGGGGGGGAGGGAAAGGGAGGTGGCGTCACCACCGTTACCGTCACCCGTTGCGTAACGCGTTACGTCACCTGTTACGTCACCCGTTGCGTCACATGCCGCAGCAGCCTGGGCCTTGCGCAGACGGTACCGCGCCTGGCGCTCCGCCGACGACGAACGTTCGGCAGTCGCAGACTCGCCCATCGTCTCGGCCACTTCGAGGATGTCTTCTGCAGATAGGCCCTTGGCGACAAGCAGGCGGAGGGTGTCGAGGTTCACACGACCCTCCAGTCGATCTCGGGCCACAGCGTGCGCGCGAGAGCCCAGCGCAAGGGGAAGTCGCGCACGATCACGCCCTTGCGGTCCTCGACCACCTTCTTGCCGTTCTCGATGTACGAAAAGTCGGCCTTCAGGCGCGCCTGCTGCCCGTTGTCGAGCATGACCGGGCGGCCATCGACCGTGAACCGGAAAACCGGCTGCTGTTCGAGCCCCGCTATCACCCCGGCGCGCTGGAGCAGGTGCAGTTCGTTGCACCGCTTGGCCTCGGCCTTGCTGTCGTGCTCATGCCCGGCGCCGCAAGTGGATTTCACCGCGCCGTACTTGTTGCCAGCCGCCTTGCGCGGAGCGAACGGATTGATTGCGGCGCTCACAGCATCACCATCTGCGGATCGGGGTTGGCCTCGATGAAGGCGAGGCGGTCGGCCTCGGCGCGAGCGATGCCAGCGGCCGCATCAGCCTTCTCGCGGCGGGCGGCCTCGACGCGCTTGTCCGCCTTGCGGTCGCGCACCATCGCCAGCCGCACCAGCTCGTCGTGCTGGGCGAGGGTGGGTGGCGCCGTTGTGAGTTTCCCAATCAGCCGGGCAGCTTCTGCGACACTCATGCTGCTCGCATCGCGTTGATGGCGTCTGCGAGCGCGCGGGAACCGGCGATCATGTCGTTGCGGATGAGTTCGCTTTCGCGTTCGTCCTCGCAGACGTCGTCGAAGTTGTTCCGGCGCTTGGTCGTCGCAGCACGAGGCGCACGGACGAAGCGCGCCACAAGGGCGGCTGGGAGCGGCACGGGGGCGGGCGATAGTTTTGAGGGCGGCGGCGCTTCATCAAGCATTGGGTCCGTCGATTCGAGCGGTCCCAGGTCTTCGGCCGGCATTTCACCCGAGCGAACGAGGTCCAGGTATACGGCGTAGTCAGGTGATCGCTTGGCACGCTCGCGCGCCGCGTCCCGGCCATGCAGGATGGTTGAGTGATCCCGATCCAGCACCTTCGAAACGAACGTCGAGGAATGCCCAGCCTCTGTGCCGAGCAGGCAGACCGCCTGGCGTGCATGGATGATGTGGCGCTCGCGGCTCTTGCCTCTGATGTCCTCGACCGTCAGGCCTGCATGGGCGGCGGCAAGTGTGAGCAGGTTCGCCATCCGGTGCGTCGGCATGACGTATACCTTCGATGACAGCACGAGGCTGACGCGCGCACCCGACACCTTCATGGCACGTGCGATATCGACTTGGCGCATGCCTGTGCGTCCAGCCGCCTCGATACGGTCGTCGAGCGCAATGCGATCCAGCGCCCGCTTGTCGTTGTGGTGCTGCAGGCAAAGCCCGGTCTGGCTGTCGGCGCGGATCTTGCAGCCGCATTGCGCGCATTTCGTCATGCTGCGACGACCGTCAGATGCGCGGCCTTCCGGTCTAGGACCTGGCGCTCGCACTCGGCGATCTCGCGGCCGCCGGGGCTGTCGGGATGGTGGGCCGCGCCTTTCGCCGCGAGGAACTCGCGGGCGCAGGTTTCGAGCTGGTCGTGGTCGATGCCTTCTGGGATGCGCACGATGGCGTGACCGGCGGGCAGCAACAGCGACAGCAGTTCGTCCGGCAGCACACCGATCAGCGCGACGAGGGCGGTCATCGGCATCACCGTTTCACCGGCGGCGTAGTTGCGCACGCTGTCGGCGCCCAGGTCGGCGTCGGCGGCGATCATCTTGAGCGTCAAGCCGAAGCGGGTAGGGTCCTGGGCAATGCGGAACATCCGCTGCTGCCGGTCGAGAATTTGCGATTTCCGATCCATGATCATCGGCTCCTGGGCAGCTATTGCGCTGCAGCATGAGGGAAGAACGAAACAGGCTACTGGGTGCGCAGCCCGCTCGAGGTGATGGTGACAGTGCGCCAGCCGGGGCTGCGCGCGATCGTGATCTGTCCGGCGCGTTCCAGCCGCTCCAGGGCGGCGGCACCGGCGGCAGCGGTGCGCGCGCCGATGGCTTGGGCCAGTTGGTCGTTGGACGGGCACGGCCGGCGCTTGGCGGCGGCGATCGTGATCGCGCGCAAGGCCGCGTCGTCGGTGGCGTCCTGATCGCGCCTCATGGCGCCCACCTGACGGCGGTGCGGCCACCCCGGATCGGGAAGCGGTCGAGCGTGACGTTGCGGATTGCGCGCAAGTGATGGGCGAATGTGCCTTCGCCGCAGCCCGGCACATCGTGGTGCGACACCGGGCGACCGTTCGCGAGCGCGATCGCGTAGAGCACGCGGCACTGCGCGCGGGTCAGGGGGAGCTTGTCGCTGTCGTGGTACGCGGCGGTTGGGCCGAGCAGCCACAAGCCGCGCCGGATCGGCGTGCCCGCTTCGAGGCAGCCGCCGCAGTGGGGGCAGGGGGCGGTCATGCGGAACGCCCTCCACGGCTGGAGCTTGACGCCCCAGCCGCTTCGGTCATCGTGCGATCGCCACAACCGGCACGAAGGGAATCACAATGGCCGACAAGACCGTTACCGTCGACAATCTCGAAACCGGCAAATATTTGGTCGCGTACAAGGTGTGGAGCGATCTGCGACATCACGCCGCAAGCACTGTCGACGATGAACTCGAGCTGTTTGTTCGCTGCAGGAAGGCCGTCTTTACTGGCTCGGCAGGCGGCTGACGGCATTATCCGCGCCGGGCTTCTCGTTGCTCGGCGCGGCACTCTCGCCCTTGACGAAATCGAAGGCGATCTCGGCACGGCGGATATCCCCGCCGGTGAGGCGAAGGCATTCGAGAGCAATCTGCTGATCGTTGGGGTTACGCATTGGAACTCTCCATGTTGAGGTTGATCGCTCATGACAGCACCGCCGGCGGCACGATGCCGGCAAACGCGAGGTCGCTATGATCGCACTGGGCATTGCCACACACGGCGCACCGCGCGACGGCCTCACGCGGAACGATCGTCTTGTCCCGCATCCAGATGACACCGCACACATCCTCGCGGTTGGACAGGTCGACGCCTACGAACACCGGTGCGCTCATGCGGCGCCACCGTGCCGGGCGCAGTTGTCCGCGCCCGGCAGTTCGGTCATCGTGCGGGTTCCTACATACGCGCGAAAGGAAAGAAATGCCGAAGGGATCGCCCGAAGTATCCGCAAAAGTGGCTTTAGACACGGCCGTCGCCGCGCTGCATGCGGTCTCGAATTTGACCGCAGTTCTTGCCGAAATAGCGACATCGATGGGCGCGCCATCGGAGTTGATCCGAGCTGCTCTTTCGGAGTTGGACGCTGCGCATCAGGCAGTGATCCAGCAGCAAGAGAGCAAGGAATTACTTTCGCAAAGCCTGGCTTCAATCCAGCAGCGGATTGCCAATACCGACTGAAGTCGGCCGCGGCTTGGGCGAACAGGTCATCGCGCCGGTCGGCGCGGCGCTCTACGAACTTCTCGACGCCTGTGCGGCGCGGCGTGATGGGCAGCTTCATGCGTCGGGGCCCTCTCGTGTGATGCCGTTGTCCAGCAACGTAACTTTCCGCCAGCCGAACTCGCGCTCGATGCGGATGCGCCCAGCGCGATCGAGGCGGGCGAGGGCGGCGGCACCAGCCGCCGCGCCGCGCGCGCCGATGTTGGCGGCGATTTCGTCGTTCGACGGGCATGTGCCGCTGCGGGTCAGCATGTGCACGACACCTTCGTCGCTGCGGTCCTGGGTGCGCGACCTCATGCTGCGGCGTCCTGGCGCGGCACCCACGGCTCGACGCTTTCCAGCACCTCGATCTGCGCATCAGTCAGATCGGCGATCAGGCCGTGTTTCCATCCCGTCTGACGGAAAATGTGGATGGCGAGTGGTCGCGAGGGGCTTTGCTTTCCGTTCAAAATGTCGGAAGCGTAACCCCGGCTTATCCCTGCGGCTTCTACGAGCGTGGTGAACGATGGCTTCTGCATGCCAGTTTGTTCGCACATAACGAACTTCGAGGCAAGGTCCTATGTTCGCACATTGCCCGCCGACATATGTGAAGAAATTTCGCACAATCGAAACATGGCTAGGCGCGGCGTGCCCAAGGGACCGATCAACTGGTATCTGCAGGAGTGGATGGCTTCTCGCGGCCTAGAGGGGCGTGGCGCTCAAACCAAAATGATGGCGCTGACGGGTTGGTCGAAGGCCACTATGAGCCAGTTGTTTAACGGAACCCAGGATTATTCGCCTAAAGTGGTCAATGAGGCGGCGGCGGCGCTGAGTGTCGAGCCGTGGGAACTGTTGATGCCCCCCGAGCGCGCTATGGCTATCCGCAAGCTGCAGGCCAGCGCAGAGCAGGTTGTATCGCTAGCGCACGATGCTGCCGTCCAAACGGACATACTTCCTTTCCCTGGCAAGCCCCGCACTGGCACTGACGGCTGATCGGCTGATCCATGATCCTCGCCCAACTCTTCGTCCAAGGCGGCGGCGGGCGGAAGGTCAACTGGGGCCTGCATAAGTTCGCCGCCGTGCCATCGCCGGGCGATCTGGTGCAGGCGACCGGGCCAGACGGCAGGGTGCATTACGCGACCGTGCGGCACGCTGAGTTCCTCGCGGTGCCGGTGAGTTCGGATGCCGCGCCCGAGGTGATCGTCGTGGCGGATTGGAAGGTGGCTTATGAGGGGTGAGGCTTATTATCTCGGGCACGGAAACAGACTCTTGAATAGCAATATACGCTTTAAAAATAGGGGGAAATGATGGCAACTAAGCCCAAGCGTGCGCCTGTGCGCAGAAAGGCTCCGATCAAGCCTGATAACGCAGCGATTTTAGATAATGCTGTTGAAGCTGCTACAGAGTTGGCAGCAGACATTCTCCTTGTTAACGCCCCAATGAACGATGCTTTGGTTGGCCTTATTCGCGAAGCGCTCGACGATCGACCGTCAAAGCGATCAAAAATTGTTGTTATCTTGATCACAGCCGGAGGGCTTGCGGACTCGGCATACCGCGCCTCGGCCTACATTCAGTCATGCTACGAAGATGTCAGTTTCTGTGTGCCGGGATGGTGTAAAAGCGCCGGGACGCTTATGGCTATCGGCGGTAACGATCTGATATTTTCTTGCACTGGCGAAATGGGACCGCTCGACGTTCAAGTCATTGTTAAAGATGAGTTGGCGGAGAATAGAGATTCAGGCCTAATTGTGGATGCCGCCTTCGATGCTTTGACAGATGCCTCTTATAAGGTGTTCGAGAAATTTCTTTTGAGCATCATACAAGATTCGGGCGGTATTATAACGACTAGGACCGCTGCAGATTTGGCGTCTCAGATGATGATTGGCTTGATGTCTCCGGTCTTTGAGAAAATTGACCCCCTACGGATGGGCACCGACCAGAGGCTGATGAATATCGGTCGCGACTATGCGACCCGCCTGAACGTCAAAGCGCAGAACCTGAAAGGCTCTGAGGCGTTGAATATGCTCTTGAACGGTTATCCGTCTCATGGATTTGTCATTGATAGCGCCGAAGCGAAGCGGCTTTTTACCAATGTTAAATCCCTTGAAGGATACCTAGATGCTACGGTAAAGGGCTTGGGTAAGTTGGCTGAAACGCCAAGCCCAAAGCCCATTGTGCTTTATCTGGAAGGTGGCGAAAATGGACAAAATGCGAATGAAGGGCAGGCGCCAGGCGAGCCTCACGCCGATGCAGATGGCCCCGGAACTGGGGATGCTGGCGGGGACGCCGCTGCCGAAAACGTATGAAGAAATCTTCAAGCGTTCTCTTGATCATCGCGGACGGCCAGTGAAGAGCGAAGATTTTCTTCCCGCCTGATTCCCCAAGCCATCCTCAATCAGCCCCGCCCACCAGCGGGGCTTTTTCATGCCTGGCGTATACCACTTTCCATTTTCCTACATCCAAACCCCGTGCCATCGGGCGGGGTGATGATTCGCGAAGTGGTATGCGCAGCTAGAAAAGTTCGTTAAAAGCGAACAAGTGAGTTGACGTATAGTTCGTGATGTGCGAACAATTCTCCATCAGCAGCACACCGCTGCGTTGGAGGTCCCGATGCACATCGCATCCCCCATCACCATTACCCGAGAGGCCGGCAACGGTAGTGAGGGCATCGCGCTCGTCGATGCCCGCCTGGCCGCCAGCCTGATCGGCAACTTCTTTTCGGCGATCGAACTGGAGGGCCACGAGTGCGGCGCGGGCATGCGCTTCGCCATGGCCATGGCCGGGTACAGCCTCGCGGCATGGGGTCTGCCGCGACAGCCGTTGGCCCAGGATCGCGGCGATGCGCAAGAGGCTCACGCGCGGATCATCGACGCCGCGTCGAACATGTTGGCCGCCCTCAAGGCCCTCCACAGCGATGCCCGTCCCGACAACTGGGAAGACGAAGACGTGCCCGGCGAGCCGTCGGCACAGACGGCGGCCTGGCGCGCGCTCGATGCGGCCATCGCTCTCGCGGAAGGTCGCGGCGCATGAACACCCCGGCACCGCGCAAGCTGCGCCTGAAGCTGGCCAACGGCCGCACCAAGATCTTCGACAACTTCGTCGACCTGTTCGGCTGGGTGGAAGATCGCATGCTCATGCGGGGTGAGCTGTGAAGCGCCTCCTCGCCATCGCCCTGATCGGCCTCGTCGTGTTCACCGCGCACGCCTGGACCCCGCTGCTGCTCGACAGCCCCGCGGTGCGCGCCTTCGTGTTGTCGGACAGCTTCGGCCCCGCCGTCTTCGGCGCGCTGCTGGTCCTGGGCGCGCTCTGCGCGGCCGTCGGCGCCGCCATCGTTTTCCACCCCGCGAGCCTTGCGGGTCGCCCGGAATCGGAGGGCGGCGAATGACTGCCCCCGGTTCCACCTCCTCCCAACGCGCATCGACCGGCCTATCCCCCACCCCCCTCCTGCGGGCCGGACCGCACAATCCTCGCGTCGCCGGTGCCGGCGCGGGGAACCCGCTCCATCTGACCGACGACGAGACGGACGCCATCGCGGCCGATCTGGATAGCTGCTGGTCCGGGATCACCGGGCTGCCAGCCGCTCCGGCACCGCAGATGCTCCGCGTCCTGGTCGAACGCACGCTGCGCAAGGCGCGCGAGACGATCGCCAGCCGCCCTGACAAGGATTTCTGAACATGGCCATTATCATCGAGAGCGGCGTGCTCGCCCGCGCCATGCGCGCCGCCGCGCAGGTTATCGAGCGGTCGAACACGATCCCGATCCTCGCGAACGTCTGCCTGCGCGCCAACGGCGACCGCATGGAGATCATCACGACCAATCTGGACGTCGAGTACCGGCAGCATGTGCCCCTGGCGCAGGGCGGCGCGTTCGACACCACCATCGATGCCCAGAAGCTCGCGGCGATCGCGGCGGCGACCGAGGGCGCCCAGATCAGCCTCGACGACGCGGCTGGGTTCAGCGTGGTTGCCAAGGCGGGCCGCAGCCGATGGGTACTGCCTGCGATCAAGTCGACCGACTTCCCGGAACTGCCCTTCGATATGGGCCAGCCGATGGTCCGGATGGAGGGAAAGGATCTCGCCACCGTCGTCTCGCGCCTCGCCTGGTCGATCTGTACCGACGAGCTGCGCTATTACATGTGTGGTATCTACATCGACCCCGAGGGTGATAAGCTGCGCTACGCCGCCGCGAACGGATTCACCTTCGCCAGCGTGATCTCGGACATCGACTGGCCCGCCGACGCGCCACCGGTGATCATCGCCTCGAAGTTCACCCGGCTGCTGGAGCGGCTGGCGGCCGAGGCGGGCGAGGCGTCCCTGTCCTGGGACAGCCGGATGATCCGTTTCACCGCTGGCGACGTCGTCCTGACCGGCAAGGTCATCGAGGGCAAGTTCCCCGCCTATCGCAACTACATTCCAGCCGAGCAGGAGCGGCCCATCCTCGTGGACCCAGCCAACCTGCGCAAGGCGCTCAAGCGCATCGAGATCATCGGCATGGAGAAGACGCGCGGGATCGCCGTCGACGTCATCGCTGGAGGCCTCGACCTGCAGGTGCCCGGCACAGCCAACGGCGAGGCCAGCGAGCACGTGCCAGCCGAGTGCGAGGCTCGGCACCGGGCCGGGTTCAATGCCGGCTACCTGCACGGCGCGCTTGAGGCGATCGGCGGGGACACCGTCGAGATCCACCAGGGCTCGCCCGGCGAGATCGCGCTCATTCGCCGCAAGGTGCCGGACGGCATGATCTGCGGCGTCATGCCGATGCGGGTTTGAGGAGGTTGTGATGATCCACAAGTTCACAGTGAAGTGCGCCGGGTGCGGTGACAACGTCGAGTTCGTTGCGGGTGATGTTCCTGACCTCCGGGCGCATATCCGAGATGAGCGCTCCGATGGCTACAATGAAGGCAAGGTGGACGGCTATGAGGATGGCGCGCGTGAAGCCCTGAAGCTGTTCGGCCTCCAGCGCCCCATGCTCGAACTTTCGGCAGCGATACGCCGCGGTGACCGTGCCGAGGCAGAGATATGGATCGATCGCATCGCCGATGAAATGGGCGCCGAAGCCTACGAGGATGTCCAGCAGGGCCGCTTCGGTTTTCTCGGAAAGGCGGCGGCATGAGCACCCTCGAATACGCGAGCCTGCCGGACATGCAGGCATGGGCCGAAAGTATCATGCAGCGCGAGCAGGACTTCGTCATCGGCGATCGTCAGCTGCTGCGCTGGTGGATCATCCCGCGCAACGAGAAGCTGAACGTCTACCTCCACGCCGTGCTCAAGAGCGACGAGGATCGCGCCATGCACGATCACCCATGGGCGAACACATCGTTCCTGATTTCGGGCAGCTACATCGAGCATACCCCGGCGGGCATCTTCGTGCGCCAGGCGGGTGATGTGGTCGAGCGTCCGGCCGGCGCGATGCACCGCCTTGAGGTGATCCCCGGCGAGCGCGCAATCTCGCTGTTCATCACCGGACCCAAGGTCCGCGAGTGGGGCTTCGACTGCGGGCAGGGCTGGGTGCACTGGCAGGACTTCGTCAACCGCGAGAACCAGGGTGCGGTCGGGCGCGGGTGCGGCGAGCAGGGCGATCTGTCGCCGGTGACGGCCGTGGGCCAGCCGCGCAGCCTGGTGGAGGCGTAATGGGCCGCGTCCTCCTCGCCTGCGAAAGGTCCGGCGTCGCACGCCGCGCTTTCATCGCAGCCGGGCATGATGCCTGGTCCTGCGATCTGGAATCGGCTGACGATGGCAGCAATCGCCATATTCGCGGCAACGTGCTCGACCACCTCGACGATGGTTGGGATTTCCTCGCCGTAATGCATCCGCCTTGCACGGTCCTGTGTAATTCCGGCGCAAAGTGGCTCTATATCGGCGGCCGCAAGGTCAACGGGCGAGATCCCCAGCGATGGGCAGACCTAGACCAGGCAGCGGCGTTCTACCGAGCCCTGCGCGATGCGCGGCAGATCCCCATGCGCGCGGTCGAAAATCCCGTCATGCATCGCCATGCCATACATCTCACGCAGCGCGGAATGGTGCAATTCGTGCAGCCTTGGTGGTTCGGCGATCCTTACTTCAAGGCGACCGGCTTCGAATTGATCAACTTGCCGAGGCTCAAGCCGACTAATCGGCTCGTGCGACCTCGGCCGGGAACGGACGAGCACAAGGCATGGAGCCGCATCCACCGCCAGCCGCCCGGTCCTGACCGCGCGAAGATCCGCAGCGAAACCTTCCCCGGGATCGCGTTGGCAATGGCCTCGCAGTGGGGATCGCTCCTGCCGGGCCACGTGGAGCCGTATCAGCTCAGCATGTTCGGAGAGGCCGCATGAGCATCCATCATTCCCGCGCGTCCATCGACGCGATCGTCCGGTCGGACATCGACTACCGCGCATTCCTCGCCACGAAGGCGATCGTCGATCCGATGACCGGACTCGATACGGTCCCCGACCTGCCGGACTGCCTGTTCCCCCATCAGCGCGACATCGTCGCATGGGCGTTGCGCCGTGGCCGCGCCGCGCTGTTCGCCGGCACCGGCCTAGGCAAGAGCCTCATGGAGCTGGCATGGGCGCAGGCCGTCTGCGAGGCGACGGGCGGCATGGTGCTGCTGTTCGCGCCGCTCGCGGTGTCCAATCAGATGATCCGCGAGGCCGCGAAGTTCGGCATCCCGGCACGGCTGGTGACGTGCCAGGCCGAATGCGGGCCTGGGATCAACATCACGAACTTCCAGAAGATGGCGCACTTCGACATCGCCGCGTTCGTCGGCATCGTGCTCGACGAGAGCAGCATCCTCAAGAGCACCGACGGCAAGTACCGCAACGCGCTGATCGAGGCCTGCCAGTCGGTACCCTTCCGCCTCGCGGCAACTGCCACCCCGGCGCCCAACGACTTCATGGAGCTGGGCAACCATGCCGAGTTCCTGGGCGTGATGCGCTACACCGACATGCTCGCGACCTTCTTCGCGCATGACGGCGGCTCGACGCGCAACTGGCGGCTCAAGGGCCATGCCGAGAACGAGTTCTGGCGGTGGATGGCATCGTGGGCAGTGATGCTCCGCAAGCCGTCCGACCTGGGCTATGCGAACGACGGGTACGACTTACCGGAACTCGTCTTTCACCAGCACACGGTGAAGGTCGATCACGTCCCGAACATGGACACGGGCATGTTCCCGGTCCCGGCCCATACCCTTTCGGAGCGCCTGGCCGCCCGCCGCGACACCGTTGATGAGCGCGTTGCCCTGGCCGCGTCCCTGACGCCAGCCGATCGGCCGTTCGTGTGGTGGTGCAACCTCAATGCCGAGGCCGAGGCGCTCGCCAAGGCCATCCCCGGCGCGGTGAACCTGCATGGCGGCCTCGACGATGACGAGAAGGAGCGCATCCTGATCGCATTCAGCGAGGGCGAAATCACGCACCTGGTCACCAAGGCCACGCTCGCGGGCTTCGGCATGAACTGGCAGCACTGCGCCGATACCGGCTTCGTCGGGCTCAACGACAGCTTCGAGCAGTTCTACCAGGCCGTCCGCCGCTTCTGGCGCTTCGGTCAGTCCCAGCCGGTCAGCTGCCACATGATCGCGGCCGAGACCGAAGGGGCGGTGGTCGCGAACATCAAGCGCAAGGAGGCTGATGCCGACCGCATGGCGGCGGCGATGGTGCTCCACATGTCCGACCTGTCCAGCGCCGCCGTGCGCGGATCGGTGCGCGACAACCCGAACTACAACCCGGTCCAGCCGGTCGTCATCCCCACTTTTCTGGAGCGCGCCGCATGATCGAAGGGATCAAGTGCGTCGATCAGGTCATCACGCCTGACTACGCCATCTATCAGGGCGACAGCTGCGAGGTGATCCGCGCGATCCCCAGCGAGAGCATCGGCTTCGGCATCCACTCGCCGCCGTTTGAGGGGCTCTACAAGTTCTCAAACTACGACCGTGACATCAGCAACAACGACGGCCCGGCGTTCTGGGAGCACTACGCCTTCCTGATCCAGGAGCTGCTGCGCGTCACCATGCCCGGCCGCATCCATGCGGTGCACGTCATGCAGCTGCCGACGAGCAAGATCCGTCATGGCTACATCGGCATGCGCGACTTCCGAGGCGAGGTGATCCGCGCCTACGAGGACGCGGGCTGGATTTTTCACAGCGAGGTCTGCATCTGGAAAGACCCCGTCGTAGCCCAGCAGCGCACGAAGTCCATCCGCCTCCTGCACAAGCAGGTGGTGAAGGACAGCACGATCAGCGCGCAGGGCCTGGCCGACTACATCGTCAGCTTCCGCAAGCCCGGCGAGAACCCGGAGCCGGTGTCAGGCTGCTTTGATCGGTATGTCGGCGTGACCGAGCCTGACCGCAGCAAGTACACAACGCCGACCGATGGGCGGAACTGGTACAGCATCGAGGTGTGGCAGCGCTATGCCTCGCCGGTGTGGCTCGACATCAACCAGAGCCGTACCCTCCAGTACCGCGCCGGCCGCGATGAGAAGGACGAGCTGCACATCAGCCCGCTCCAGCTCGACGTGATCGAGCGGTGCATCGATCTGTGGAGCAACCCGGGCGACACCGTCCTTACCCCGTTCCTGGGCATCGGCAGTGAGGTCTATTCGGCGGTGCAGATGGGCCGCAAGGGCGTCGGGATCGAGCTGAAGCCGTCTTACTTCGCCCAGGCAAAGCGGAACATGGAAGGCGCGGCGGCGCGCATGGACGACATGTTCGGGAGTGCGGCGGCGTGAGCGCGATCTACATCCAGTTCACGCCAGGCCCGAACGGCGGCGAGCATATCCGCAAATGGGCGCGTGAGCCGTTCGATGGCGGCATCGCGTTCGATGAGACGGCGGGGTTCACCAACGACACATCCCTCGGCTCGCTGTCCTACAGCAATAGCTGGCCCCGGCCCGCAACCCCATGTGACCTCGTGCCGCTCTGGGCGGGCGAGTTCCGATCCTTCGACGACTGGGTCAACTTCGCGTCGAAGCGGCTGACCGGCACCTACGGCAAGTATGGTGAGGTGAAAGCCATCTGCGTCGATGCCCATGGCCGCCGCTGCGCCATCGGTGGCGATTTCATGCGCGCACGTGACGAGGATGCATTCCCCGTCCGGTACTTCTTCGAGTGCATCGATCCAGCCGCTGTGCAGGCGCAAAGCGGGGAGCAGGCGGCATGAGCGAGCGAACATTCTTCGTCACCGACACCAGCCTCATTATCAGTTGCAGCACCGGCGTGCGCGACCACCGCATGAACTGGAATCGCCCGGACTACGAGACCTTCAATCGGCTGTTGGCGGCGCTGGCCGAGGGCGGCTTCACGATCGGGCCTGACCCAGACATAGAGAAGAACTACAGCCTCTTGGGCAAGTATCACCGCGTAGGCCGCCGGCCTACACTCGCGGGCGATCTCTGGCTCGCGGCTAAGGTTTACCCGACCGGCATGAAGGTCGAGTTCTTCCAAGAGGTCGTCACCGAGAATCGCTACGGCGGCCGGTTCGACTTCGATCGGTGCGACAAGATGCCGTACATCATCCGCAAGGCGTACGAGGTCGCACTCCGCCGTGCCCGGGCGCATCTGCTCGAACGCGGTTTCACGGAGAACGTGAAGATCGATAGCCCGGTGCCGGACCCCATGGCCTACTTCAACTCCAAGTGGGACATGGAGCACGAGCGGCGCAACGGAACGCACCGCTTTCGCCGGGGCCCTGACGGATGGCCCGACGAGAGCGAGATCGGCTCGTATGGCAACAATCTCGACCGCGACAAGGTGAAGATCGAGCACGGCTCAGTCCGCTACTTTCGCACCTACCGCGGGCATCTAATGCGCGGTCGCGTGTACGGTGGGATCAATGGCCGGTGGATGGTGATCTTCGGACCGGGCCTGCGGGATCATACCCATGTTTCCAGTTGGGAGTTGTTCCTCTGCGATCCTCGCGAGGTTCCGCGCCGCATCCACCCCCAGGGCAAGAAGCGGTTGAAGGCGGCGCTGGTGAAGGCCGTCGAAGCGGAGGAATTCGAGCGCGCGGTCGTGCTGCGCGACACACTGCGGAGGGCAGCATGACGCCTTGGAGCTGGTGGGCCGGCCACGTCGGCGAACATTCATACGACATCGCCGACGGTGACACCCGCGAGGCGGTCATCGAGGCGGCCGAGCGCGAGCTTGAGCCGGGCGAGACGTTCCAGATCATCGAGGCGCGATCCAGCGAGGCGGCGAAGCACGAGGGCAGCGACTACGTGCCGTTCCTGCGCACCCGCAACCACGAGATCCGGACGGTGGGGCAAGCAACATGACCAAGATCGAAAAGCCCATGCTGGCGTATGCCGTCCTCGAAGAAAACGAGAGCACCGGCGGCGTGATCTACGCTCGGTCCGCCATCGCTGCGCGCCGCCTTGGCGCCAACGAGTATGCGGACGGGGACTTCTCCTACGTCACCTGCCACCGCGCGCCATGGGCGGATGGCTACTGCGACAAGCCCATCCCGGTCGGCTTGATGATCCTGCATGGCTGGCACTTCGAATGCGGCCATTGCGGCGGGCTTATCGACGAGGACATGCTCGACGAAAAGCAGATCGAGCCGGATGACGTAATCGGCCACGAGCACAGCGAAGCGTACTGCGATGCTCGCTGCGAGGCGGGTGCGGCGTTGACGAAGGCGCAAGCCGAGCACGTCCAGAAGCGCTGGCTGCGTCGGTTCGCCAAGATCGTGAAGCGCAGGTTCCCTGACGCCGTACCGGTCCTGAAGTGCGCACACGCTTCGTTTCGTGACGGGAGGCACGTCATTGCACAGGTAACCGTCGCGTTCGACTTCCCAGGCCAGCAGCACTGGCCAGCCGAGCTCACCTGGCGGCGGAAGAACGAGCACGAGCGCATGTATCGGCGGCGCGGTGTCCAGCCGCACAGGTCGAACAAGCCGAGATATGAGTGCGCGGCTGGCGACCGGGAGGCCTTCGAGGCCTACGCCGTCTCAACGAAGATCGATCTACAGGAGCGGGCGGCATGATGGTCACGATCAGCAACCCCACACGATGGTTCTACGCCTTCGAGTTCGATGCGGAGTGGTGGGGCAAGGGCGGCGAGACGCGCGAGGAGTGCATTGCGGCCGCGGCGATGGGTGACCAGCCGATCTGGATCGTTGAGGCCAAGCGCATGGTGCCAGACCTCGCCGCCATGAATCTGTTCGACGGCGACCAGCTCGTCGCGCAGATGCAGGATAGCGAGGTCTGGGGCGAGGACGGCTGGGAGGGCGCTGGCGACACCGACGAACTGGTGGGTCGCCTCAATGCCGCGTTGACGCAGTGGTTCAACGAAACCTGCACCCTCGACGGCGCGCAGCTGGACTTCGTCCACGGGCCTGAGCGTATCGATCCGGTGGCCGAAAATGTGTGACTGCGAAGCGCCTCAGGCGTTCTGCGAGCGGTGGCGCACCGCCCGCAAGGCTCATCGCTGCTGCGAATGCGCGGCATGGATCGCATCCGGCGAGCGCTACAACTACGTCAGCGGCATCTGGGACAACAGGCCGGACAACTACGCCACCTGTGTGCAGTGCGTGCAGGTCCGCGACTGGACGGTCGCGCAGATGACCGGCTGGGACTGCGCGCCATGCTTCACCCAACTCTACGAGGACATGCCGCGCGACGAGTGGCCGCCGCACATGGTCGCGGCACAGGCAGCGCTTCGGCTGGAACGGCAAAGGAAAGCCGCATGAACGATGCTCTTGCAGCACTTAAATTGCACGTCGCTTACGAGGCGGTGCCGGCCGATCGTGGCGGGAAACGCGGCCCAAAGGGCAAGGCCTGGGCAGCTTGGATTGCGGCGCGGGATGCCGCGATCCGGGATGCCATGCCCGTCGCGAGTGTGGAAGAGGCTGAAATGGCCGCGTTTGCCGCATCTGATGCGGCGTGCGTCCTTTTCCCCGGCGCGGGGCAACAGGCTGAACGCGATGCTTTCCGCCGCGGCGCAGAGCATGCCACGCGCGCTGTGAGCGCCAATCAGGCCGGGTTGCTTCGGGAAGCGGAATTCTTGCTCGATCGCCTGGATGAATTTGAGCGGGATATCACCGATGATGACGCGGCCACCGAGTTCCTTGGCCATGTCTCGCCGTCGAAGTATCGGCTTCGCATGATTCTCACCCGCCGAAACGGGGGTGATGCATGACCTTGATGCGCATCCTCGTCACCGGCGGCCGGAACTACGACGATCAAGCCATGCTGTTCGGCGCGCTCGACATGCAGAGCGAGAAAAGCGGCATCGATGCTATCATCCAGGGTGGCGCGACGGGTGCTGACGAGCTCGCCCGCATGTGGTGCGTCACGCGCCGCTGCCGCTACGACAACTACCCGGCCGACTGGAAGGCGCACGGCAAGGCTGCCGGACCGATCCGCAACCAGCAGATGATCGACGAAGGCCAGCCGACGATGGTTTTCGCCTTCCCCGGTGGTCGCGGGACGGCCGACATGGTGCGCAGGGCCCGCGAGGCTGGCATCCCCGTGCATACCTTCGGAGAGCAGCCATGAACCTGCGCATCCTCAAGAAACTGTCGAAGCGGGCGGCGCCGTACCTCGCTGAGCTGGGTGACAATCGGAAGCAGTTCTCAGCCGTCAGGGGCGACAACTACCACGGCATGGTGATCAACGACCGGACCACTTGGGAACGGTCGCGGTGCCACCCGACCTACAAGCCGTTCGGCGGCGAGATCGTCCGTCAGACGCGGGCAGGCCACCATATCGTGATGAGGTCGCCCTCGCACCCGATGAAGGGCACGATCATGGTGGGTGAGACGTCCGGCTATTATGAACCGGAATGGGCCGAGGAAGCAGCCTACGACGCCCTGAGCGAGCTTGTTTACGGCCACTTCACCGACTGGGCGGCATGCCAGTCGATCGACGACATCCCCGGCCTTACCCGAGATCTATCGAGCGTCAGCAAGCTGTTCGCTGCGGCTGACGATATGCTCGCAGAGCGCAGGAGGGCTGCGGCGTGAGCCTTCGATTGATCCCAACGACCCTGAAGGCGGCGAATGCGTTCGTGAAGCAGTATCACCGGCACCACGCCATGGTCCGAGGCTGCAAGTTCTGCCTCGCCGTGACCGATGAAGCCGGTGCCATCCGTGGCGTCGCGATCGTCGGCCGGCCGGTATCTCGAGGTCTCGACGATGGCGTTACCGTCGAGGTCACCCGCCTGTGCACCGATGGGGCGCGGAACGCATGCTCGATGCTCTATCGCGCATCGTGGCGCGCAGCTGCTGCAATGGGGCATACCCGGCTCGTGACCTATATCCTCGAGAGTGAGGACGGGACCAGCCTGCGGGCCGCAGGGATGCGCCGCGTCGAGCTAGTGCGCGGTCGGTCGTGGTCGTGCGCCAGCCGCGCTCGGGTCGACAAGCATCCGACGACGCCAAAGTGGCGATGGGAGCTCGCGGCATGACCTGCGACCGCATCGAATTCCACCTGGGTGACCGGATCGTTGCATGGGCCGACAGCAGTCATGCGCCGGATCGCGGAGACAAGGTCAACATCCGCAAGGTCACCTATGTCGTGATCGGACGGACCTACACTTTGGATCACGCCGACGAACCGCGCGAGCGGTCGGTGGTGTGCGTCCTCAATCTCAGGCGCGAGGAGATGGACGATGTCGGTTGAAACCGAAGGGCCGGTCAAGGTGACGTCAGCCGATCGCGAGACCTACCTTGCCTTCAACGCCCTTCCTGAAGCCCATGCTCACGAGGTCCGTGAAGGATGCTGGGACGAGACGACTGGCATGCAGGCCATCGCCAGCCACCGGATCGCCGCCCGCGCCGAGGCGGAAGCCGCGATCGTCACCTGGCTCCGGAATGATGGCGACGGGCACCGGCATTCCGCCCGCGACAGCTACCTCGCCGACATGATCGAAGCCGGACTTCACAGGAGCGAACCATGACTGCCCGCCTCCAGGATAAAGCAGGGATCTGCGCCTACCTGGGCGACATCAGCGCCGCGACATACGACAAGTGGCAGGCGAGGGGACTGGTCCCTGGCCCGGTCCGCGGCACGAATCGCTATGACGTGCGCGCCCACGACGCAGCGCTGGACCTCGCCAGTGGCCTGACCCGGCCCACCGGCGGGCACCAGTCGCACCGTGACCCCCTCGATGAGTTCCTGAGCAACCATGCGCATTAAGCTGAAGGGCATCCAGGCTTTCCATAAGAAGGGGAAGCACGGGGCTCTCAAGACCTATTACCGCCTGCGCGACGTCGGCATGATCAAGCCGCTGCCGGGTGACGAAGACGGACCGTTCTATCCGGGCAGTGAGGCGTTCATGCGCGCCTACCTATCGCTGATTGATGCACCGCGCCGCGCGCGCACCACTGGCACGCTGCAGCAAGTCATCGACGGTTATCTGAAAAGCAGCTCCTTCACGAAGCTGAAGGACCGCACGAAGAGTGACTACCTGGGCCACCTCGACAAGATCGCCGTCGCCAAATTGACCAAAAACGGGCCTGAGTTCGCCACGTTTCCGCTTGAGGCGATTGAAAGCCACAAGATCCGGCCGCTGTTGCTGGACTGGCGGGACGAGATGGCGAAGCGCTCCCCGCGCCAGGCCGACGCCTGCCTTGGCGTCCTGCGAATCATCCTGGAGTGGGCGCGCGATCGCGGCGACATCTCGCATAACCACGCGACGCGGCCGAAGAAGGTCTACAAGGCCGACCGCTCGAACAAGCTTTGGCTCCCGGAGCATATCGAGGCGTTTCGGAAGGCAGCGCCGCACGAGATGGTGATGGCGCTCGCACTTGCCCTCTGGACCGGCCAGCGCCTCACCGACGTTCTGTTGCTGCCATGGTCCGCCTATGACGAAGGGCGATTGAAGCTCCGGCAGGGCAAGCGCAACAGACTCGTGAACATGCCGGTGTTTTCCGAGCTGCGCGAGATGCTCGACGCTGCGCCGCGCCGCGCCGACACGATCCTCACGACGGCAAAGGGAGTGCCATGGACCGTATTGCCGAAGCCGGTGTTCTTTCAACATACCTGGCGCAAGGCCACGCTGGCGGCCGGCCTTGATGGCCTTCACTTCCACGACATCCGGGGCACGACATGCACCATGCTTGCCGATGCCGGCGCGACCCCGTCGGAGATCGCGTCTATGCTCGGATGGACCCCCAACACGGTGAACGAGATGCTCGATCGCTATCAGGCGATGACGGCCGGGCAGAGTGATTCTGCCGTCGCAAAACTGGAGGCGCATCGGGCGCCTGCCCCACAAGAGGAGTAA